TAGTTAAATCTAACTGGTCTTGAGTTATCTTTACCTGTGCATCAGCCATTTTTTTGTAATCAGCCCCACTAGCAGAAGTCTGAACTTGTTTGTCCATTTTTAATTTTTCTGTTAGATTTTTTATACTTTCCGTAGTTTTTTCTAAAGTGTCTTTAGCTAATTCTATTGCATCTTCTAAAGTTGCAACATTGTCAACTTTTGCTTCTTCAGACAAATACAAAGAAGCTTCTTTTAATATAAATGAGTCTATATCTCTTTTGGTAAACATGTTGTTTTGTTTTTAATATAAATAGTTTACAAAAGTAAAAAAGAGCACTTAAAAGCACTCTCTTTAATTTGTTATACTATTGTGCACCCATTAAATTATCATAATGTTCTTGCCAAATCTTTTCCTCTTTTCTCTTCAAATCCTCTAAAGCCTTTCTTTTTTGTTCCAAGTGCTTTTGAGCCACCTTTTTTCTAGCTGCTTTTTTTTTGCCTTTTTTTACAGATAGTCTATTTTTTGTTGCTTTATTTTTAACTTTTTTCATATTGCTAAATTTTTTAATAAAATTAAATAATTTTTATACAAAGTCAATAATTAAGACATTCTATTATTAATTTCATCTCTAACTTTAGCAGCCTTTTCATAATCTTCTACTTCCAAAGCAGAGGTTAAAGCATCATTAAGTTCATCAATATTCATATCTGATATATTTTTATCAACTTGTGGCTCCTGAACTTCTGGGGTTTCTTCTACTTCAATTCTATCATCACCATCTTCGATGGCTCTTAATATATCATCTGTATTATCAGAACCTCCATCGACTATATCTTCTGGGCTAGGTGTTTGACCATTATTTTCTTCTTGATATTCTTCAATATCTTCTTCTATCTCGTCCAACAACTCCTCAAGAGCAGAAATTCCTTCCTGACCATCATGTAGTACTTTATCCATTAAATCCAAAAATTCGTCTGGCTCTAGCATGCCAAGCTCATATAACAACGTAGAAACTATAGTGTAATCATTTTCTCTACCTTGAACTATATAATCGATTGCATCATGTAGGTATTTCCAAATTCTAGGACCTAATAATTTCATCCAATGCTCTTCTTGATATGAATCTGCCCTACCTAATACTGCCTTTTGCATTTTTGGGGTCATATTTTCTAAGCTGTATGCAAATAAGTATTCAACCACAGATTTTGCCACTTCATGAAGTAAAATAGGAAATAAATGAGCGGAAGCCTTTGCGCCAGTTACAGGTCTAACATTTTCTTCTTCATCATTTTCCCCTTCTTCATTATCATTATCTCCACTCTCTTCGTCTCCAAATTTCAATTCGGACTTACCCATATTAGTTCTCATACCAGTTTCTTTTGGGTCAAAACTCCAAGTCATCAACTCAACTGTTGGCATAATTTCCATATATAAAGCAAACAACTCAGGGTCAATTGCTTCTACTTCATTTCTTAAATCAGATATAGTTTTGTGACTTCTGTATCCAGCACCCATTGCTAGTGCATTTTGCATAAATCTTTTATCTAAATTTTTCTTTAATTGCTCCTGTTCTTCAGCTGTAAAATCATCTTCTATAGTCTGTTCTAGTTGCTGTTGCAAATCTTGGCCAGAGTCGTCTTCCATGTCCATGTCTGGTCCATTTTCAAGAGGCTTTAAATCAGCTTCTATCTTTTGCATTATTCTATCTTCTACACCAAAAGTTCTCTTAACTATATCTAGAGCCAACCTTTCTAAAGCATCTTTATGCCTAGCTTCTAACATACTAGCCATCATAGTTTTTTGCATTACATTCATAGGATTTATAAGACCAGCTTCTTGCGCATTTCTCAATACCTCATCAAATTCTTCAGTTCCTAATTTTGATAGTGTTTTAAAATCTGGTTCTCCTTTTTGAAATATTTCTATATTTTTAAATGGAGTATCTTCACTGTCCACATCTCCAGAAAGTCCAGACTTTATATTTGGATGTATGTATCTATCTGCTGAAGCTTCGTCTTCTGGTCTTAATGGAGCTTCATTTATCATCCTTCTATATCTGTTGTACTCTTCTATTTTTTTGTATTTTCTTTCCAATGTATAAACACTTTCCAACTGAACACCTTCCGCCTTAGGTTTTGGCTTTTCCGATGGATTTGGGTCTCTATCTGGTATGCCTCTTCTTTTTTTCTTTTTTCCAGTATCTGTATCGGTATCAGTATCGGTATCGGGATTGGCTATTTCATTTTCTTCCATCTTTTTTTCCATAAGACGCTTAGCAATAGCTTCTTTTAAAAGTTTTTTTAAATCTTTCTTATTCATTTTTATTTATTTAATATAAAATATTACTATCATAAATATGATTCAAAAAAGAAAAAGCCCTCTGTTTAAAAGAAGGCTTTTTACTTTATTATTTAACTTTTATATACTAACTTCCGCAGGCTTCACAATTCTCTGGATTATCTAGACTACAAGCCATTTGAGACATAGCATCTGCCTCTTCTTCTGACATATCCGTGGGAGATGTTGGAGAAACAACTTCAGGTATAGATGTAGAAGATATAAATCTACCATCACTATCTATTTTTTCAACAACTTTTGTTTCTGGCAAACTCTCAATCAGAACTTCTGAGTTTATTTCTATATTCTTACTTTCAGAGTCATCTTTTTTCTTTATTGAGTTGACGTCTGTACCTAAAGATTTTCTGGCTTCTGATTTTGCATTACTTCTAAGATAATACATACCAGTCTTTAAACCTTTAGACCATCCATAAAATAGAGCTTTATTTACCTTTGCAACATTTGCATCTCTTAAAAAGAGATTCATAGATTGTGACTGGTCTATAAATGCAGCTCTATCTGCAGACATGTCTATAAGATTGCTGGCTTTCATTTCCCAAACAGTTTTATAGGTCATTTTTATTTCTTCTGGTATTTCTGTTATAGTTTGAATAGAACCATTATTTTGAATCATCTTTATTCTAATATCATCATTCCACAAGTCTATATTTATCAAATCTTCAACCAAGTGTCTATTTACCAAAACAAACTCTCCTGATAATACATTTCTTTTATATAAATTATTTGTAAAAGGTTCAAAACACTCATTATTACCCAATATTTGTGCAGTAGATGCTGTTGGCATAGGTGCTACAAGTAACGAATTTCTAACACCATATTTAATTACAGATTTTTTAAGTTTTGACCAATTCCAAAGACCAGACAATTCTTCTTCTTTAATTCCCCACATATCATACTGAAATATACCTTTAGAAACTGGAGAGCCTTCAAAAGAAGAGTATGCTCCTGATGTTTCTGGGGCGTCTGCATTAATGGCCGCTTCTTCTTTGTATAAAGATTTTGAAATATCATTAGAAGCAGTCATGGCCGCAAAGTATATTGTTTCAAAAATATCTTTGTTTAGTTTTTTGGCTGAATTTGACTCAAAAGGAATACCTAAAAGAGCAAATGTATCAGCCAAACCTTGAACACCCAAACCTATAGGCCTATGTCTCATGTTGGACTTTTCAGTTTCTTTAGTTGGATACCAATTTACATCTATAACTCTATTTAAATTCAAAGTTGCTTGATATGTAACGTCATAAAGCTTCTTGAAATCATAAGTTCTAAGACTCTTATCTTTGGACTTAACCTTTCCAGTTGGAATGTCTACCATTTTAGGAAGAGCTATTGAGGCTAAATTACAAACTGCAGTTTCATCTGGAGTACTTACTTCCATGATTTCAGTACATAAATTAGAAGATTTAATTACTCCTATATTTTTTTGGTTACTTTTGTTATTAGCAGAATCTTTAAAAAGAACATAAGGTGTTCCAGTTTCTATTTGAGCTTCAAGTATTTTACCCCACAACTCTCTAGCTTTCATCACCTTTTTACCCCTACCTTCTGATTCATATTTTTCATAAAGCTTGGTGAATTCTAAATTTACTTCCGATTCATTTAACAGTTCACCATCTTCATTGTATTTAGGGTATACATCATATACATCTGAAAGACCTGGGCATTCGTTGGGGCACATTAAAGTCCAATTCGCATCATCTTTAACTCTTTGCATAAACAAATCAGGAGTCCACAATGCTAAAAACAAATCTCTAGCTCTTTCTTCTTCTTTTCCGTGGTTTTTTCTTAAGTCAATAAAACTTTCTACATCAAAATGCCAAGGCTCTAGATATATGGCAAATGAACCCTTTCTCTTGCCTCCTTGATTTATCCATCTAGCTACTTCATTATAAGTTTTAAGCATAGGAAGTAGACCGTCTGAGTTACCTCCAGTGCCTTTTATGTAAGAACCTTTAGACCTTACGTCATGAACATGAAGTCCTACACCACCAGACCATTTAGATATTTTTGCTACATCCTTTAAAGTGTCGAACAAAGAATCTATATCATCCCCCTTGTTAGCAACTAAAAAACATGAAGATAATTGCGGCTTAGGAGTTCCAGAATTAAATAAAGTCGGAGTTGCATGAGTAAATTGTCCTGTAGATAGTAATTCATAAGTTTTTTGAACCTCCTTTAAGTTATCACCCCATATACCTAAAGAAACTCTCATGTACATATGTTGTGGTGTCTCAACAACCATTCCATTAATCTTTAATAAATAAGACCTTTCTAGTGTTTTGAATCCAAAATATTCAAAATCCAAATCTCTATCATGAATAATCATGGATTCTATTTTCTTAGCATTTGATTTTACAACGTTTAATAATTCTTCAGAAACCAAAGGAGCATGCTCTTTTGTTTTTGGGTCTATGTTGTTATACAAATCTTCTATGGTATCTTTAAAAGATTTTTTTGTTTCTTTTTTAACAGAAGTTAAAGCTATTCTAGCTGCAAGTATTGAGTAATCAGGATGTATTCTAGTTAAAGATGCAGCAGTTTCTGCCGCTAAAGTATCTAACTCTCTAGTAGTAACACCATCATAAACCCCTGCAATAACCTTTTTTGCAATTTCCATATAATCAACAAAATCTTGGTCTAATCCATACGTTTGTTTTTTTATTCTTGCTGATATTTTATCAAATTTTACAGACTCTTCAGAACCGTCTCTTTTTATTACTTTCATCTCTTATTTTTTTAAATTAAAACTCATCATCTCCACCATCAAAACTGATAGTATTCTCTGTTGTATCTCCGCCAACTCCAGACTTCGAATAGTCACCTACTCTTTTTTCAAAAAAGTTTGTCTTATTTTCAAGTGCTATATTTGACATAAAATCGAAAGGATTTTTAGTTCCAAAAATAGGTGTACAATTTAAGTCTGACAACAATGCGTCAGCAACGTACTCTAAATATTCAGACATCAATTTTGAATTCATTCCTATTAAACTAACTGGTAAAGATTCTGTGATAAACTCTTTTTCTATTTCTAGTGCAGAGCCAATTATCTCTTTAATTCTATCTTTTGAAACCTGATTAATAACATGATTATTGTGTAAGTGTGTTGCAAAATCACAATGTAGAGCTTCATCTCTAGATATTAACTCGTTAGAAAAGCTAAGACCTGGCATCAAACCTCTGCTTTTTAGCCAAAAAATAGAACAAAAAGAGCCAGAAAAGAATATCCCTTCAACAGCGGCAAACGCTATAAGCCTTTCTGCAAAACTATCTGATTCAATCCACTTTAAAGCCCACTCAGCTTTTTTCTTTACTGCTGGTATTGTGTCTAAAGCGTTAAAAAGCCTATCTTTTTCTTCTTTATTTTTTACATATGTATCTATAAGTAATGAATATGTTTCTGAATGTATGTTTTCCATTGAAATCTGAAATCCATAGAAAAATTTAGCTTCAGGATATTGCACTTCGCTTAAAAAGTTTTCTGCTAAATTTTCATTTACGATACCATCTGAGGCTGCGAAAAATGCTAAAACATTTTTTATGAAATATCTTTCGTTTTCATTTAACTTTTCCCAATCTACTAAGTCTTGTTGTAAATCTATTTCTTCTGCAGTCCAAAAACTTGCCTCTGCTTTTTTGTAAAATTGCCAAATATCATCATATTGTATAGGAAACACAACAAATCTATTAGGATTATCCTTTAGTATACTTTCTTCTAATGTACCAACTTTTTTTTCTAGCGTTTTTTCGTTCATATTATTTTTTTATTTTATTTTATTTTTAAGCAACACAAATATAGTAATAGTAATTTCTTTACCAAAATAATTGCTATTTTTTCACTTAAGATTTTGATATTTTTTCAATATCTAAACCTGCAATGTTTGAAAGTCCATAATTAGACTGATTAACATCTTGCAAAACTCTTATATCTAAATTAGAAGTGTCAAAATGTAAATCAATTGTAAATCCATCTTCTCCATTTCTATTTTTCAATATCATCATTTTAGCCTTGTTTACAGCTTTATCTTCTTCAGTCCTACCTATACCCAATATCAAATCAGCAGTTTGAGCTTTACCAAGACTTTCACTAATAACTCTAAGGTCAAACTTTGGAGAGTTTATAGCTTCTCTATTTGCTTGAGTTGCAGTCCATATGGGAACATTTAACTCCATAGCCATAGCTCTCAACGTTTCATAAATACTAGTTAAATTATATCTTCTCTCAGAATATTCCGATGTTGATTTCATTATATCCGCATAATCCACAAAAATGACATCTGGTTTAATTCCGTGGTCTCTTTCTAATGATTGTAAGTGAGCCCTTAAAGTGTTAACAGAAGCTGTGCCAGTTGGAAACTCTTTTATAAAAAGTTGTCCTCCTTTATTTTTTATGTACTGTGATGTCTCTCTAATTTTATCCACATATTCAGTAACATATTTTAAAGGTATATTATTAAGCGCAGAATCAAACCTGTGACCTATTTTCTCTTCTTTCATTTCCAGACTATAATAAATGGCTTTTTTACCATCTAACATTGCGTTACTAGCCAACTTTACTAAACCCATAGATTTACCGCCTCCAGTGGGAGCCAATATAATAGCCAACTCCCCACCAGCAAGACCTCCGCCTATAATATTATCCAACCCTTCCATAGCGGTTATCGGCTCTCTACTTTCTATGACTAACCTTTTTTCTACATCATCCAAATAATTATGACCACTACTTTTTGGCTCACCCAACTTTAGGCTATCACCTATAATAACAGATATATTATCGTAATCTTCCACTTCCCAAGCTTTTGCAGCTTTTAATAGTCCTTTTTTTAAACCTTGTCTTTTACAAAATTCTAAAGAAACTTCTTTAACAAATTTTTGGTCGTTATGCTTGTATTTTGAAACAATGTCTATTAACTCTATTAATTGCTCTTGTTGTATTCCAACCTCTTTATACTTAATTAAACTAATTAAGGTCTCATAGTTTGGAATGAAATTATATTTTGCTATATATTTTGATATATGCTGAAACAATATCTTATGTTGTATATTGTCAAAGTGCTTAGCATACAAAATGTCTAATATTTGTTGAGAAAATTCTTCATCTTCAATAAAACACTTTATTAGCTTAGTTTGAAAAGCAGACTCTTTCATGGCCTCTTTTCTACCTGAATAGTCATCTACATTGTCAAAAGCATCAACTATTTCGTTAGCATTTATTTCTTTCGTGTTTAAATTTTCTTTCATTAGATATTTGTTGAAGTGTTAATAAATAAGTTTTTTTTTAAATCTTGTTTTTAATTTGTTTACATTTTTTTTCACCATAAAGGCTACAAAGTCTGAAAGGGACTTTTATGGTTTATAAGTTACTTTTTTGCCCTGTCAATTATCTTAGAAGAATATTCTTTTTCTTTGGAAATTAATCTATTAAAAGGTCTAAAAAATAGAGATAAATCATTTTTAAAAATATGCATATTAAATCCATCCTTTACGAATAAATTCATAGCATTATTTATACCCCTTTCTTGCTCTACTGTTGGCATTATAATTATACACTCAAGTATTTCATTTACATCATCTATTGCCTTTTGATTGACCATAGGGCTCTTCAGATTCATCAATTCTCTATTTAACTCAATCACCTGTCTTCCATTGATGATTTGCTCATATATCTTTAAGGGCTTTTCCTTATGCTTTTCTTCAGCCTCTTTTATAAGTTCGTCTAAAGTATATCTTTCTTCAAAGAACCTGGGGAAATATGATTTCATTTTTTTCATACCCACACCTTTTAACCCCGAAATACAGTCTGAAGTATCCCCTTCTATGCATTTAGCAAAAAGTGCATTTTTATGAGTGTAACCAAAAATATCTTTAAAATTTTGTACAGTTATAAGCTTACCGTCAGAAGGTCTTATTACAGAAACATTCTCGTCAATTAGTTGATGAAAATCTTTGTCACTGCTGTAAATCAATACATTTTCATTTTTAGACTTATTTTTTACGTATAAACCCAAAAGGTCATCTGCCTCCACATATTCCACTTCTACCTGTCTAACACATAGCTCTTCAAGGTAGTTTTTTACTTTTACTTTTTGTTTTAAAGTACTATATTTATTCTTTCTCTCTTCGTCTATCTCATCTTCTGTAAAGTAATATGATTCCTCATCCCAAGACTTATTTCTATTACCTTTATAAAGTGGGTATATTTTTTGCCTAAACACTCCCGACATAATGCCATCCCAGAAGACTACAACTCTGTCTGGCATCGTCTTGTCTACTATAGACCTTAAGCTATCTAAAAATCCATAAGACCCCCCACAATGCTCGCCCTTGGAAAAGAGGTCTTGTCGTTTCATGAAGTTTCTCTTAAGATTCCATTCTCCGTCTATTAAAAGAACTTTTCTCATTACTTGCCGCTATACTTACTCCAGTCTTCATCAAATCTTAATTCCCAATCAGACCTATGCTCTTTTTTATAATTATTTAAGTCGGCAGTAGTATCTCTAACAAAACCATGAGCAGTACATAATATCTTATCCTTTACAGATATGTTAGTAATGTGATTTTTCTCTACAACAATGGCTGTTTTTATTGCAAAAGAAACATTAACACCTTCTTTGGTAGCGTAAACCTTGGTGGAATTAGAAAGTATGCCTCCCATTCTAACAATCAAACTAGCTGCCTTAGTAATTCCCTTTCCTCCATAAGGAGTTAAAGTGTTTGCAATAGTTCCTTCATATGCATGATTTACAATTAGTAAACTTGCGCTATAAGGAAAGTCGGCACGTTTTGTTGCAGAAATTTGTTTTTCAATAACTCTATGTATTTGTTGAGTTAACACTTTTGCAGTTTTCATAATAGCCCCATCTGCCTCTTTTTCAATAGCTTCTCTCTCTGCTTTACTAACTACATTTCCAATTGAATCTATAATTACCAAAATGTCGGTAGGTAAATTACCTTCTCTTTGGTCTTTTAATCTATCTCTAACGAACTTTGTAATATCTTCAACTTCTTCAATAGAATCTACATAAAGCATGTCTTCTTGAGATATACCCATTTCTAGAGCATGTCCCCAATTAAACTTCTTTTCTGTATTTATGAATATTGGTAAAATATCATTATCAATAGCGCCTTTAGCTGCCTCAAGAGCTAAGGTAGATTTTCCAGAATCAGGATGTCCATAAACCATAGTGACACCATACATAGGTATTCCTGGCAATTGTGTCGTATCTTGATAGGCTCTTCCTAAAGGAATCCATTCATCCTCTTTGTATATAACCTCTTCTATATCTAACTTTTGTCTATAATCAGTTATAGAAAATGTTTTTTTTGATTTTACTTTTGGTGTATCTTCTGATTTTGATTTTGCCATTTTATTATTTTTTTATTTATTAATTATTCGTATTATCTGTAGAACTTGGTGCTATAGTTGACTTGTCCAATATTTTTTTAATAGCATCATAAGGAAGTTCTATAAAAACTTCATTAATAGGTTTTACTAAACTTCTAAGTGTATTTGTTTTTTCCTCATCTGGAAGCCCATGATGGTCTACCATTAGTGGCGACTTAACGGGTACTGGCATTAGATTTGCAGTGTCAGAATCAATAGGAAAAGTTATATTTATATCGTTACCTTGGGACACATGAGATATATCTCCATAGTATTTGTTTTTATAAAATCCTGCAATAGAATTTAGCACAGTCTTAGAGAATCCCCACCATTTTGGACCTTCATGCTCTTTGCCTCTTATTACTACTGGCAAAAAGTGTCTGGTTTTAGCCATTTTCTTCTTTTTATCATCACTGTCTGGCTGTGCACTCAAATGCTCACAAATGGGACAAGGCCTACCGTACATTGATGGACAAACAACCATTTTTGATGTACCAACATTCCAGTGAAAATCAATTTTTTGATATGCTTTACCTTCTAGTGGCGGAACTATTCTCAACTCCTCTCCTTCTTCTGGTAGTTTTCCTTTTTTGGGATTGTAAGTAACTTCTTTTAAATCTACTTTTACTCGATTACTTTTGTCATTAAATGAGTTTGCTTCCTCTACATCATTTAAAAACTGCTCAACATTCATGCCTTGACTTACATGTTGACTCTTTTGATTAGTTCCCCCAAATTCTTCATTTGAGGGAACAGTGTTTCCTTCGTTCATTTTTCTCTTTTTAAAGTTTTAATCAGTCTAAATCGCTATCTTAAGCTTGTTGGTGACTGTGTAAATAACTCTCTATTTTTAGAGTTCAATTATAAATAGAAATATTTTTTAATTTCTTAAACAAAGAAACATAAAAGAAGATTAATATGCAAGATATTTTAAAATAAAATGAAACCACTTTTCAACAAAAATATTATAGTGTTGAAAAGTATAACTATATACACTCCATATAATTTTTACCCGATGAAAACTCAACATCAAAAACCATATCATTATACTTGGATAATATATTTGTTATTTCATCAATTGAACTCATATCTTCTGGGTGTATGTCCATAACAAAAGAATCATGAACTTGAAACATAAAAGAAGATTTACTATTTTTAAGCCATGATTTTAACTCTCGAATTTTATCAACAACTATTTCAGTGGCAGTAGATTGAACATAATTATTAAAAGCTGCATAAGACTTATTGGGCTTAATTAAAGTTCCAAAAGGATTTATTATGTATCCCAACTCTTTATATACACTGTTTATATATTCTGATGTTGTTAATATTGGAGATAAAAATAATTTTACATTACTTAAACACTCATCTACATCAACGCTTTCTATTTGTGATATTATATTTTTAACTAATTTATCTCCTCCACCATACAGAATAGCATGATTTACATCTTTTGCTACTTTTCTATGAATTTTAGTAATTTCCACATCTAAAAACATTGATTTTGCAGCATTATAATGTAAATCAGAATTCATGTTTTTTAATATAAAATCCTCATCTCTAGACAAATACATAGAAAGCCTAGTTTCAAAAGACTTATAATCAAAAACTATAATAGTACCATTTTCGTATCTAGATATTATTTGATTTCTTATAACACTGTCTTTGGGTAGCATTTGTGGGTTAAAAGAATCAACACAATTTATCCTACCCGTTATAGTTCTTTTGTCAGAATATCTAAGCATTAAATATTTTTTGCCGTTTTCCCAAGTGCTTCTAACACCATTTGGAACCTTAAAGTTAGGCTCAAAATATATTTTATTAGTAGATAGCCATGAAGTTACTTTATCTTTTACGGTCTGTCTCATGCAAGAGTTTAACTCATCTTTTGTGACTTCGTGATTATCTCTTATTATTTTCATTAAAATAGGTATATTTCTATACATGTTTCTTCCCAAAAACATTCTATTAAAATCTTTTGGCTCTATATAGTGTGAGTATTTAGACCAGAATATATTTTCTGTTGTCATAACATCTCTTATTTGGTCTATATAAACGTATTTAACAGAATTTTGATAACTGAATAACGTACATTCAATTTTATTAATAAGTCCTGTTAATATTTTTCTAGAATCTTTACCCACATATTCTAAACTAGATATACTTATAGTATAAGTATCTGATTCATTTTGAATATAGCACACATTTTTGTGAAAATATATAAAAGACCTTGAATTTTTATTTATATTTTTTAATAGAAAATCTCTTAACTCACCATCTACTATAGCATCATACGAAATGGGTTTTTTATGAAAAAATTTTTTTATAGAATACTCTAAAAAAGACTTTATATCAGACTTGTTCTTTTCTTCTTTTTCAGTTAAACTAAAAGTCCAAAACAAATTATCACTTATTTTACTAGATAAAATAGACTGGTCCGGGTATATTTCTTTAACCTTGTTCCATCCTAAAATTAAAGTTGGAACTACTGGTTCTAAACTGCTATCTATATTATCTATTATATCTAGGGCAAAATCTCCATAATGAGCATTTATATAATCCAAATCATCTGATGAATAGGGTAATATTTTACAAATCTTTATCAAATTATGAAGCATGTGACAAATGTATAAATTATTTGTAATATAAAAAATTATAAACTTATGGATTTATGTATATTATAGTAAAAAAACATTGTTAATAAGTCTTTTATGAACTTATGTCTCTTACTCGTTATCAAATATCTAACTACGCATTTAACCTTTTTCCTTGAGTATAGTCACTCCTTGTCCTGCAAAGTTTTTATTAATATACTCAACAAATGCTGGAGCTCTTCCTTGAGCTCTTCTCATTCCTCCTAGTTTGTCATTAGGACTCAACTTCTTTTTTACTGTAGCAACTGTTTTGCCTGGCCCTGTGTTCAAATGATAATAAAAGAATACTGCGTTTTTTAAATCTGGGAATGTTACACCATTGTCGGGACAGCCATAACCCTCCTGTCTAGTGGTATACCCAGTTTTTTTTGTTCCAAATCTTGAAGTCCTTCTTCTACCGTTAAAAAAGCCAACTAAAGCAGCTGTCGCAACATCTTCTTCTAACAATCTTTCAGGATATCTTATAAGGTCAACTCCTGAGTTTTTGGCAGCCTTTTCATATCCAGATTTAAATGTGATTTGATTATATCCTCTTCCTCTATATTTCCATCCATCACCTTTTCTTGTGTTTCCATAACCATTTGACCTTATACCTACTGGCTTTTGTGTGTAAACAATATTTGCAATTTTTTCTTGATATTTGTCTGAATCAGCCTTTTTTGTTTTTGGATTAACAAAACCACCTTTTACAGGGTCATTCTTTTTAAAGTAACTCCAAACTTCTGGCAGTCTACTGGCGCTATAAAGAAATCCTTCTGACTTTAAATCGAAACTACTTTCTTTACTGCATATAGATAATACAGATGCGATAGCAAAATTACTCGTAATACCTTCTTCTACGCATTTTTTTATAATTTTATCTATTCTTCTCTTTTTAGTTTTATTCCTTAAGTATGATGCAACAGTTTTAGAGCCTTTATCAGTACCAGTAACTGCGTAGTTGCCACCAGTTCCGTCACCAGCGCCACCGCCAGCACCTCCGCCATCGCTAACTGGGTCTTCTGAATTAAGTTTATCTTGTAATTCCTTTTCTTCTGCAGCTGAAATTCCTGACTTCTTTTCTAAAGGAGCTTCTTTAGCTATTCCTGCAGCATCTTCAAAGTCTTGAAGAGTTATGGGAAGAACTCCACCATAACTATTTCCTCCATATCTCATTTTTATTCCCGACAAATCTGTAGTCATATCATTGGGAGATATTTTGTGAGTCACTTTAATAATTTGATATAGACCAGTAAAAATAGTATGATTTTCTAAAAAGAAAAACTGAAGAGGTGATATTTGAGAATTTCCAATAGTTTCAACCCCAGCCTTGTAACTTCTTCCTTCAAAAACAGAAAGCAAACTACAGTCAGTGGTTACGGTTTTGTTTTTGTTGTCATTATCTACAATTGCTTGCAAATTAACTATACTTTCAGCTGTAACCTTATTTTCATCAGTGCTAACTTGTACATTTTTAATGATTTTATTTGTAGGGTCTCCAAATGCCACAGGAAAAGCTTGAACTTCAAAGGTTCTTAAATCTTTTACAGCAGACTGCTTTTTGTTCGTATCATTACCCACTAAAGTTCTACTTTCTGGTGTTGGTTGGAACATAACTTGGAAAAAATTACCTATTCTTGGACCCATCATTTCATGTGGCTTAAAAATGTCAGTCACTTTATCATACCTTGCATTTCCACATATAGGGAAAAACATAAAGTTATTTTTGGTACACAATTGCTGAAACATATTTAATGTAGTAGTATTTGCTTTTGCCGAATAAAGTGGAGCTAAACTAATTAATGCATCTTTCACTTTAACTTTACTAGCCCCAACAGCTTGAAGGGGATAATCATACCTAAAGCCTCCGCCAAGAACACTTCCATTATTTCTTTCTCTAGAAGAGGGGGTTATAGAGGCAGGAACTTGTCTTCCATAAACTTTCTGCATTTCCTCTGCTACATTCGGAGTTAGAGTTGCTGGTTCTCCTGGTTGATTTATTCTGCTTCCATCACTTTTTCCACCCAATATTTGCCACTGATGAAAAAGAGTGTGCATTTGTTTATATATCAAATCTTCATGCTCTCCAGCCTTGCCTAATATTTGTCCAAAAACTTTATCTACTTCATCTTGTATTTTTTGTATTTTAGGCAACAATCCTAAAGCTAACTTTCTCAAAAATACTAAAGACATCTGAGAATAATCACCCTCATCGTTAAATGCACTAATTGGATTGTTTTTATTTCGAGTAGAGCCATATGGAGCTCTGTTTTCCTTTACCATCAAACCTCCCGCAATTGGGGTAAATGATTGGTTTGTTTCACCCCTTGATGGATATTGAGCATATGGAGCTATAACTACTGGTTTGTCTTCTATATTACGATAATTACCTTGTGCTGCTCCATTGATGGCTGTAGTTTCTGTTGTTGGTCCGAAATATTGTCGCCATGCAAAAGTTTGAGGATTAAAATATTCTCTTACTGCGGTTCTAGTGTCTACATTACTTGCCTTTTTGTAATCATAAAATGTATACCTTATCTTATCGCCTGCAAATTCTGAAGAATCTCCCCAAATCATCCCAGGACCTCCACCAGTATATCCGTATAATCTTTTGTTAAAGAAAAGCATAAATGTATTATCTGTTTTGGAACCATCTGGCTCTTGTGGGTCTTTTGGCACCCTTGCTGAATCTAAAGTTATTATTTTAGCCACTTCATCCTCTACGGGTTCATTATCGCTTTGCTCATCTTCTTCTTCATCGCCTGTTGCTGTTGGTACAAGTCCCGGATTTTCTAATGCACCACCAACTCTTGAAACATCTCCAGAATCACTAAAAACAACATATTCTGTAAAATTACCTTCGTCTTGGGAGCCGTATGGAGAATCTCCTGAGGGCGCAGTATGAGCAAACACAACACCACCCATCCCTACCCATGAACCTAGGCTAGTCTTAAAATCCATACCATTACCCCAAGTGGGAGACACATAAGTTTTTCTAGTTACTCCATCTTCACCTTTTTCACCATTTTTTTGTTTTGTAGTTTGTCCAAAAAATGCTTTTTCAGGGCCAATTAAATTTCCAAAAATTTCCTCATATGTATACATTACAACACCTGCATTTGTCAATTCTGTACCAAGAGCGTTGGTTCTATTCATTACATTATTTTTGTTATCATAGAATGAACCTAATTTACCTTTCATAGAAGAATATGTAATGACTCTTAAATCTGGGAAATCGTCTCTTAAAAAGTTTATAATTTTTTTAGCTTGAGCTGATGTGGCCAAAGCGGCTAATCCAGGGTTGATTACAATGCCTCGTCTCATAATTCCACCAGAGCCAAAATTCCACATACGTGTAGCATCAAGGTCGGCGTCTGGCCTTTGTATCCAACCTCTTATTGCTATGCAAAATTCTTTTAACTTCTGCAAGCCTTCAGTGTCTAATTGAGCCAAAACAACGTCTGTAATGTTAGCCAAATCTGAACTGGCTAAACTTCTTACTTTATCATAATCTTGATTTTTCTTATAATCTCCAAAATAAAAACGAGTATTACCATTTGGCTCTAAATTACCAGGTAATGCAGGATTGAAGCTCTGAGTTAAAAAACCAGCTATACCTGCTCTTTTAACCATTATAGAAGCTATCATAGACCAATCATTTTGTCCTAAATAAGGATTGTCAGTGCCTATTTCCATATTATTTATAATATGTTTTATAGTTTTGTCAGCACCCGTATCAGCCTCCTTTTGCAAAGCCCTATTTTCTGCAATACCAAAACTTATAGCTGTAATAAAATCATTAACAAACTTTTTTTCAAAATCTTCAGTACCCAAGCCTTTTGCTGGTATTTGGTTTCCCAAATCTTTTGTTCCATCTTTTGGCTTATCAAATATCATAGGATAATATCTTCCTATGGTTTTATTTTCTTCTGCTTTATTTCTCTCTTCAACATTATTAAGATAACCTTGCTCTCCTGCGTCTATTATATACCCCATTATATAAGCGGTATCTCTAGCAATTCTACTAAACACTTCAGAAATAGTCAACTTTTTCAACTCGCTCTTGTTTTCTTTATATAGATTAGCTTTTATTGCATTTTCTATTATTTCTAAATTCGAATCTATTATAGGATTAAGCTTTTTAGCTCCTGTTTTTAACTTTTCTATATCAGCATTGCTTACATTTGAGCCAAATTTTGGTGTCTTGACGTTAGACACTCCTGGTGTTGAGGCAATTTTAACTTTCCAATTTTCTATATTACGTAAACTAGGACTTAAATTTTTCAATGCAGGAAGTAATATTTCGTCATCTTCTTTGTAAGCATTATCTTTAGGTTTGGTAAGTGTTATAGGTACAAAATCAGGTATTTCACCTCTACCAGGTATTTTACTTGATATTATATTTTCTCCTCCATCTTTATTAAATGATAGCTCTCCACTCACAACACCTTGTATTGGGTCTCTTTTAGCTAGTTGTAATTTGGCAACTATTTCATCGTATTCTTTGGTTAAATTTGAAGTCTCAACCTCTATTGTCTTACCAATGTACATCAAATCAATAATACTTTCTGTTGCTTCTATATAAGTTTTACTATCCTTTCCTATTGTAGGGTCTAACCTATCGGCTCTCAATTTTTTAGCAGCATACAAATATAAAAAAGGTATATCCGCAAACATACCCCATTGATTAGGTACAAAAGTTGCCTTTATAGTATAGCTTCCATCATCAGAATTGTATTGAGTAGATGTGGTTTTCATATTTAGTAACCATGTAACAGGAGCTCCCAAATATCCTTTAAATGTAAATACAAACTTAGGTGGAGGCCACTGAAAAAGAGCAGCATAATTAACTCCATCAGCATCCACGTCATACGTTTCTCCAAAAACTGTTTTTCCAAACAAGTCCTTAAACTCTACTTCCACAATAGGCTGAAGAGATGTATTTGTTTCAATTTTTACATTAGTAATTCCAAAGCCTATCTGCCTTCTAAAAAAACCAGTTTTAAAAGTGGGCAATCCTGTAAAGTCTTCAACTTGACTTATAAATCCAGTATCTGGGTCTGTTACTACAGCACCCTCATTACTTATGGTTGACAGTCGAACATCTAAATATAAATCTCTCTCATCAAACTGTAAATCAGCTATATTTTCTGGAATTACTGGCATTTTATATATTTAGTTTATTGATTTTTTTCTTAGCAACTTACCTTCTACTTCGGTCAAAACCTCTCTTAAGGGCAATGGAATTCGAATCACCGTTTCCTTGGGAATGTCAAATTCCATATAGTACTCTGGATTTGCCATCAAAATAAGCCACCCATAAGTATCGTCTTCGTAAACTTCTGCAGATATTCTGTCTAATCTAGTTTTATCAGAATTATAAACCCTAAAAACATCAGTATCTCTTTCGTTTATTTTTATAGGAGGCATTATCTCTGTGCCTTTTGCGTTTTTTGTTCTTAACAACTTATATCTATCTCTTCCCATTATTGTTTAATATATACTATAAATAAATATTATTAGTTATTTTTTATACAAAATAAAACAAAAAAATAAAATGTAAACAGAAGTTACTTACTAACTCTTCTACTGAAATATCCTCCCACATCTGTAGATAATGGTGGGTCTTCTCCTGCCTCTCCGCCATAAGCTCCAATTATATTAAAGGTTAATGTAACTTTGCACCACATCGGCTGAACTTTTCCACCGTCAAATGTCCATGGAGAGCTTGCATAATCATATGCAACACTACCAACTAATATATCATGGTCTAACCAGTCGCCCAAAGTTAAATGACATACTGGTGGTCTTGAAAAAGAGAATCCAGACTGCTGTCTATCAGATAGTCTATTTCTTGCTGGCCTTGTCATTTTTGAAATAAATTCCATTCTCTTTAAAAAATCAACCTTACTACCCGAAAAATATGATGGCTGGAAAATACTTCTCTTTTTCATTTCAGCAAGCTTTTCCATAGTGTTTTCTACAGAGCTTTCTACATAATTTTCTTCTTTTTTTGTAGTTGAAAAAGTGTCAAAAAGTTTATATATATTTGTGCCTCCTGCACTTTCTCTAAACCTCTGATTTCTTTGTGCCGCCAAATTAGCAGATTCAGCAGCTGCATCCGCTGCTTCATCCAATTCTGCAGCTTGCTCATTTAGTTCGAGATTTTGTTCTCGTTGAAACTTTCTTCTCTGATAGTATGCAGCAGACTCTGGTGTAAATGGTTTCGTATCAGGTTTTAATCTTGGTAACCTTCTTCTGTTGTTTAAGGCAGCGTTGGCTTCGGCTCTTAACTCATCTGCTTCAGCACTGTCTTGAGTTCTTATTGTTGAAAACTTATTGCCAAATGATTCAGTAATCTTGCTAACTTGACCACTTGTCTCATCGAATTTGTATCCAATATCTACCCTTTGTGCGAAATCAGTTAAAACCCAAAAAGAAACACTCCCATCCCTAGAAGAAGAGCCATATGTATATATTGGTTCTGGTCTACCTAAAAAAGAAGTAGAGTTCCATGTTGCACTGTCTCCATGATTAAAAGATTCTATATATGCAGGAAATGACATTGCGGAACCTTCTATTGCTGGTATTGAATAATTAGTCAAAACAAACCTTAACGTTTCTGCGCCCTCTGGGGCATATGGATTTTTAATACTATATCTATTATAAGATTTTTTGTAACTTCCATCCTTTTTTTTGCCCAAAACAAAAACACTAGAAGAATTCTCAGTTCCTTGTACGTTGAAATTTTTAGCAAAAGAAATTTTATCTTCATCAGTATTTGCAATGGTATCTATAACATGCCTAACCCCCCTTCTTCTACTTCCTCCTTTGTCAAAATCTTGCTCTATTACATCTGAAGTATCTGTTTGAGACACCATATTTAAGCCTGTAATTTCACCTTCAGAATCATCTAAATTAGATGGAGTCAATGGTTTTAGTATTTTTTCAGCAGAATCAGCCAAGTAAGTTCCACCATTTTCTGCAATAACTTCTGCAGGCGTGGTATTAGTCCTTTGTTGCAATCTTTTATTTATTCCAGTCTTGCTCAACAACTCTTGAAAACCAGGTGAACCAAAATTTCTCAACCCTTCTATTGCACTCTGTACTCCTTTGTCATATATTTCACCAGGCTTACTTTGAAAAGTATTTTGTTGTATATTGTGTAAAGAAATTAGATTAGTAACAAATCCCACACTAGATGGTGAAGAATAAAACCCTAAACCATCATCAACTCTAGATGTATCATCAACGAGAGATGTTCCATAAGTTCCAATAATGTTTTGACCTCCCTCTATCGTATTTAAACTATTAACAGAATTTCTTTTAGTTAAATATTCTCTACCTCCTGGGCTGAGCTGGTTCGATGATGTTTCATCTAAAAAATTTATAGACTCTTCATCGTCAAAAACAGATTTAAGATTTTCTTTATCACCATTTAAAAGATTTTGAGTAGCTCTAAATATGGCTCCTGAAATTTCTAACCTAGAAACACCAACAAAGGTACTAGTACCCTCTAGTATTATATTTGCTCCCAAATTGAACCTGCTAGGATTTTTTGCTAATTGGTCATTTCTAAAAACTTTAGAAACTTGATTTATATCTTTAGTATTAGAAACGTTTGAAGATGTCTGGTCTTCCCTTTCTGGCTTGGCGATTACTAATAAATTAGTATCATTTTCTACATTGTTACTTGTGTTATTTGCCCTAAACCCTATAGAGTTGTCGCCTAAATCTTCAGGCTGAGTGATGTTGCTGTATAGATTGTTTAATCTATCCCCAGAAGAATCTTCCTCCAAATTACTATCATTAGGTAAGTTGGTAGCTAAACTAGTTGACAAATACTGAAAACTGTCGCCAATTAATTCAGAATTTGAGGGAACATTTGGCACTAAATTATTATTTCTAAACCCTTCCGAATCTTCCTCCAAACTTGATTCTATTGGAGAATTAGAAGAAATGTCATCATTTCTGAATGGAATAGAATCTTCAAATAAATTAGTATCATTTTTTTTATTTGACGAAAGGTCTTGCTGTCTAAACTCTTCAGATTCACTTTCTAAGTCCGTTTTTCTCAAATCATTATTTGACAAATCATCTTCTCTATAAGGAAAACTATCCGACTCTAAATCACTTTTTTTAGGCGTATTATACGAAAGGTCGTCACTTCTGTAAACGCTAGAGTCAAAATCTAAATTTGAAGAAATTTTCTTATTTGCAGAAAGGTCTTGCTCTCTAAGTTCTTGAGAATCATTTTTAAGATTACTAATATTTGAAACATTACTTTGTAAATCTTCCTGCCTAAACGGCTTTGAATCATCTTCTAAACTTGACGTTTTTAATTCGTTTCTGGATGTGATTTCACTTCTAAAATTCTCTGAAACCCTTTCTAAATCAGTGTTTACAATTTTGTTTTTTGAAGTTACAGAATCTCTATATTGTGAAGATTCCACATCTAAATCCGTTTTATTTTTAGAATTTCTACTTAAATCATTAGCCCTTAACTCCTCAGAATCACTCAACAAATTACTATTTTTTGTAGTATTTTTACTTAAAGTGTCTTGTCTATATTTTTCATTTTCAGATTCTGCATCATAATTTCTATCAATGTTTTTTGATTGATTTATACTCTTGTAATTAGAGGAGTCAGATTCTAAATTTGTATTTTTTTCTCTATTGTTTTTTAGTAAATTAGACCTATATATAGAACTTTCGTTGTCTATACTTTTATCTGTTTTTACATTTTTGGAATTATTATTAGCTCTAATCTCGTCTGAAATAGATTCAATGCTTGCATTTTCTGATTTATTTTTTAAAATCAAATTACTTCTACTTGATTCTGAATCGTTTAATAAATCATTAATATTACTTAAATTTTTTGATTCATTAACTTCTCTGGGGCTTCGGGAATCTATTTCTAAATTTGTTCTTTTTTCTTTATTAGATTTAAGATTTCTATCTCTATCTACTTGACTTTGATTGTCTGAAGAAATGCTTTTATTATATGGGTCATTATCTTTTACTACATTTTTAGACAACAAATTATCTCTATAACCAGAAGAGAAAGAATCAATATTTAATTTTGATTCTGAATTTTTTCTAAAATTTTCATTTCTAGCCACTTTAGATGTGGAGTCTATATTTTTAGATATATCATTATTTTTAAGTATTGCGCTTTTCCTAGACTCTTCTGCAAAGTCTTCTAAGCTCTTAGCAGATTCAACAAGCTTATTTTTAGACTCTAACCTTTTCCTTTGTAAGTCTCCACTTTCCTCTAAACTTTTTTGTTTAGAAACAAGATTTTTAGTTAAAGCCTCTCTTATTATTTGTGAATCTATTTCTAAATCGCTACTTGAAATAACATTTTTAGAGAGATTATCTTCTCTCATTTGTGGATATATCACATCATAAATGTCTTTAGGCTTCTCTAAATTTTTAGACAATAACTTACCCCTAACTTCATTAGAATAGTCTGAAAAAAAGGCATCTAACCCAGTTCTTCTTTCAAATTCTTCAAATGTTTCATCATAGGGTACAGACATAGTTGTATTCTTTGTATATAAATATTTTTAAATAAAAATAATGCGATTAAATTATTAAGTGCTATGCTTAGTGTCTTTTAGAATTATTTCTTGTAAATCTTTACCATCTATTTGTAACTGTACAACATGTGTAACTTTTGATGATTCTGCTTTATTTACTTCTGCAACAAACTTGCCCATTTCAGCACCACCTTCAGCCATAATCTCTGCTAACTTTTCTAACTTGGAAACATTCATACCTTTTACGGCAGACTCTAATTGCAATACTCCTGCAGCCATTCTTTCAATACCATCAGCCCCCATTGCCAAATTGGGACCCAAACTAACCATTACTCCCTTTAGCTCATGTAAAGCCTCCAACATAAGAGCTACACCAAATAAAACAAATGGATTAAAAAATGCCAAACCTGCAAGTGCAAAACCTATTAATGCTGGTCCCAATGTATTTAGACCACTAGCCAAGGTTACTAATCCTTTCCAGTTTGTTACTGCCAAATCTATCAACATTGGTGCTGCCAATGCTAACAATGGTGCTGCCGCAGCCAACATTGCTGCCCCCACAAGAAGGCCGACACCTGCATATATAGTACCAAGACCAAAAGCCATTATAGCAGATGCAAAAGGGGCTAAGCCACTCCAATCAGCCTCTTTAATCATATCTAAAGGCTCTATTGCTTTCATTAAATGTTCTCCTGCCATACCCATTAAAACAGCGCCAACCAATAATGCAACTCCTGCTATGGCTAATGCTCCAGCCCCTACAAGCAACAAAGGCATTCCAAACATCATAGCCATACCTAAAGCTGTTAATGCGAATATAACTAACATTGCAACACCAACGCCAGCAAGAACATTTACCCAATCTACTTCACTCATCATTAGTGCAGCATATGCAAAAGGAATTAATGCTACGCCCATAATTGCCATTGCAGCTGCACCCATCAAGACATCTTTCATGCTCATCTTTCCAAGTATTTTAGTTGCCAACCATAAACCTCCTGCCATTATTATCATAGAAGCTGCGGCTGCAGCAAGCTGAGCCCCATCAGGACTTCCTGTTGCAGCTATTCCTAACATAAATATAGCGACTGCTGCACCAATGGTTGTAAGTGCAACACCCAGTTTTAATATATCTTTATAACCAACAGTTGCAAATGATTTTATACCCAAGGCCAAACTCGATATCCATCCACCACCACCAGCTCCGCCTGGGCTTGGTGGGGGTTTTGGCCCCGCCATTCCGCCTGCAGCTCCAGCAGCTCCACCGCCACCTTTAGAGAAAACACTTTTAATTCCCTTTAAAAATCCGCCACCTTTGCTTCCTATTGCAAAACCTTTACCTTGAGCGATTCCGTTTATGTAGGCTTTAGCTGGTCCGAACAGAATTGCCAAAGTTGCCATAAGAACACCAAAAACACCCTTTAAGAAAGGCCCTGAACTATTAATTGCATTAATCACATCTGTCAATATCTGTATAACAGGTTGAAAAAATGGCACTAAAGTGTTGATAACAGACTGCTTTAAGGCTTCAACAGAATCCATAAGACCTTGATTTTGTTTAGCTTGGTCCTCTAATGTCTTCTTTTTCTTCTCTTCGGCAGCAATTGCTTCTTGAATAGAGGTTGCAGATATTTGTGAAAAATCATCAATACCTTCCATTTCACCCGTAAATTCAAGCTTACCACCCTCTCCAACTTTGGTCATTTGCATTAAGTATGCTTTTTGTTTATCATCTAAACCATCTAAACTAGCTCCTAAACCTCCAAGCAAGTCCATCTTATTCATATCTTCTGCATTTTGACCAATCATATTAGTCAAACTTTCCATAGATTGACCAGTTGCATCTGAAACCATTTGTAATCTGTCAGTATCTACTGCGTCAAACTCTAATTTACCAGTTTCAGAATTAAACGTACCTATGTCTTTACCCATTTCTCCCAACAACTTCTGAAGTTCTTCTGGACCTTTACGTGCAGCAGAAAGTAATTGCATTGGGTCTATAGCAGCAAAGGAACCTCCAGCTAACTGCAGCTCTGCAGCCATCTCCATTGCACCCTCTATATTTCTTGCTCTTTTACCAGTCTCAAAAATATCATCAACATTCATTCCTAAACGCTTAGACTCTAAAACCATCCTCCTTAAAGAAGCTTCTCCTCCAACAAAACCCATTGTACGCATTTTAGACATGTTTTTAGACATCTCTTGCATCACTTCGTTTCCACTAACTCCATAAGCTCTAGCGTCATTCATAGTTGCAGCTGCATCTTCCTCTAATTGTTTGATGCCTCCACCAAATTTCACATATTCCTTTTGTAATTTAGACATTTCTGCCGTGTTTAAACCAGTTGACTTACCCAAGGCAGCCATACTCTCAGCGGCTTCTGCCAAAACTTCAAAATTTGTTGTACGAAGGTCTTGACTTAATTGACCCATGGCTTCAGTAGTTTCTCCTACGCTCATTCCAAATCTAGCCGTTTCAGAAGTTAGTGCAGCCATTCCAGCAGTGTTTTCACTAAAATTTATGCTAGTTTTCTGTTGGGCATCTTTTATTGTTTTGTCGTAATCTAAAGCCGACTTTATTAAAGAATCTAACTTAAATGATTTACTTAAGTTGTTGCCCATAGCACTCAATCCTTTGCTAATGTCAAATGTTGTTTCTTGGATGTTTTTCAGTTGGTCATCGACTATATTTACTTGAGTATTTAAATCCTGAGATTCAGCCAAAGCATCCTTAAAAGGTTCTACTAAATTTTTTGGCAAATCTGCTTCATTAACTATTTTGTCAACTAGGTCATCTGCGTCATCCTTCATCTCTTGTAATACATCACTAATAGAAACACCCTCACCTCCAGCTTTTTCAAAAGCTTCTGCAAGCTTGTCTGCTTCTGCAGTACTTAAACCTAACTTATCAGCCAACTCTCCAGAACTTTCTAAAGATACTCCTAAAGATTCTGCTATATCATTAAAAGTTTTGTCTAAAGCAGCTGAAGCGGTGTTAGCATCAGTCTCAAGAGATTTGGCCGTGGATTCCAAATCTTTTAATTTCGCATTATATTCATCGGTAGTTAAGTTTCTAAAAAACTCACTTCCTCCAATGCCAAGAAAAGTGCTAGAAAGAGAATTAACCATGGCCTGCTGTTGCTCCATAGACTTAGCAGCCCTATCCATAGCAGCATTGTAAGCTTGCGCCCTCTTAAGAGCATCACCACTAATTCCTTTTTCGTTTGCTGCCATTTATTAAACTTATATTACTAATAAATATAGTTTAATAAAAATAATTAATTGAAAATTAAAGTAAATAAAAAAGGGCAGCCAATGCCACCCTTTATGTTCTATATATTAAATATATATGTCTACTTCTTTCTACCTCCGTAAAAATCTCTAAGATAACTTTCTCTTTGATTATGAGTCATAGATTGCATTTGTGAATTCATCCAAGAGTTTGTTGAGCCAATAGCGTCTTCCAAATGATTTGTGTTTGTTTTGTAATAATCCCTAGAACCACCTCTTACAATTCCGCCAGCACCAGGAATAACATTTAAAGGTCTTCCAATTGGATTTTGATTCCACCCACCAATTATCCAAATACCCCTAATGCATTGAATGATTAAATATATACAAAATACGCCACGCATTAATACTTGAACACCATCTCCAAAGTTAAAAAAGTCTACCAAAGAATTGAACATACTTTGATTAAACAAAAGAAATATATGTAAACCAAGAAACATAAGACCCATAACAACTACAGACAAGGGGTTTCTCCAGTTTTTATTTGGACCCGTAAAAAACAGCTGAAAAACAAAAGCAATAGATGTTGCAACAATATTAGAGCTATCATTACTTTTAACATCATTAACTACCACATCATCACCTGGATGTTTGCCATATCTTTTTTCATATTCTTTAAACTTGCTCATAATTATAATTTTTATCTTTATTATATAAACGAATTAATATAAGAAATATTACAATATTAAATTATTTTTTTTAAAATTTTAGATATTGATAATGTAGAATCACCCTCTTTAAGATTAGCGCTTACAACACTTTTAGGAGATTTTTTTGATTTAACACTTGTCTTTTTAGAAATTTTCTTGACCTTCGGTTTTAAATTTATTTCTTTTTTTATGCTATTCATATACCGTTGAGACACGTTGTCAGCAACTATATTATTAATGACTTGTTGTCTAAAATTAGAAAAATAAGACATTACCCTATCTCTCTCTGCATCTTTATCCTTAAAAGTTTCGCCCTTTTGTTTGGGATACAAGAAAGCTAATGCTGGGTAATTTCCATAACCATCTATCCTACCTTCTTTTACTAGTCTCTTAAAAAAGTTTATATACTTAAAAAACCTTCCAGAATCTATATCTTCTATAAATTTTGAAACTTTTTCTGACAACTCTTTATCATTATTTAAGTCTATTTTATATCCGCCAGCTATAGTTTTAAAGCCTGCTCTTTTTGTTTTTAAACTTAATTTACTAAGAACCTCTCCTTCAGAACTGGACTCTTCACTCTTTTCCACCTTCTTCTCTTCGTAATCAGATGTTTTTACCTCTATTGACTGGACACCTTTGTCTATATTGACGATACCTGGTATGCTGAAATTACTTCCAACAGTTATATAAGACTTTTCAAAGTCTCCAGCACTTCTATTGTACATTTCCCAAGATACATCTATATCATTTATCTTCATATTCAAAGATTCATAATCAACTCCCTTGTCTATTTTAAGCAAATGTTCTACATCATTATTGTCTAATATTTTTATTTGCAAACCTTTCTTTACTTGTATAATAGATAGCTTTTTATGTTTAGTATTTTCTTTCGCCATTCTAAGTCCCATAACAAACCCAGAACCAATAGATGAGCCTCCCGACTTAAAGTCCCAAGGTTCTATCTTATAACCATCTGCACTTCCCAAATAATAACCATCTATCATCTGACCACCCGTAATGGCACCTCCTTTAAAAACGCCCATAAAAGCACCACTCAACCATTCTCCTCTAAAAGTAATTAGCTGCCCTTTTACTGCACCTCTAGCCTTTCTTTTAGCTTTAGTCAAACCTAAAGTCTCAGCTTTCCAAGAACCTTTAAATATCCAACTTAAAGATGGGAACAATTTTTCAACTTTTGCCTGATTTGATGTGTGTACCAACGTTCCCTTTGCACTTGTTTCTTTCTCGTCAACCTCAAAAGCCAAATAAGGAAGTAATGGTTCGTCAATTTTTTTTGCATAATTTTCTCCAACCTTATAAAGGCTCGGTTTTCCCATGACTGCCTTTTTCTCACTATCTGAACCAGTTGAGGCTACATATTTTAAATAATTTTGATTTGGAGTTTTAGGAGTGGAACCCTTTGCATCAGCATCTGTGTAACGATTTCCACCCAATCCACTAGCAAAAGATTTTAATTTGTGACCAATATTGCCCAAAATCTCATCTAAACGTTTTTCTATATCCTCTATATTGTCTTCGTAATTTTCCATTTTATTACTATTTAAGTTGCAGCCAATTTCTTACATAGTTATTTAGTGCTGCAGTAGGAGTTTTTTGAGACAAGATTTTTTTGGTATTTAAAGATAAATCTCTCAAGTCTTTAATAATATTAGCACTTATAGCTCCATCTCTACCAGATATATCATTAAAACCTCTTTTCATTAATGATTTATATTTTTTAAATAAATCTTTTAGTTTTTCAGAAAAATATTCTTTATCACTGCCGAAATATGAAGACAATAAAATAGACTCAATTTTTTCAAAAGCATCTTCCATCATATTTTCACTTTTTTTATACAAAACATTACTCTTATCAAAAACGGGATGTTCATACCAACTTTTAATATCTCCCAAATCATTGCTAGATGACATTTTGTATGTATTTTTTTTATTTTTTTTCAAATGTTTAAAATTTCCAAACATCCCCCCAGGAGGAGCTTCATTTAAAAGTGATTCTCTAATCAACTTTCTTATATAATGTTTACTGTCCACAATAATATATATTTATAGATATAAATAGTAAAATTTTTATAAAAAAAAGGCTCAAACTTTAAGTTGAGCCTTATGTAATATGATTTTTTTTGTTTTGTCTATCTAAAGTTTTTGACCTCTATGACACTGTAAAGCCATCCACTATCAGTATTTGAATTTAATATTTCGCACATTCTATTAACTTCTTTAATGTTATTAGATTCGTAAACCTCAGAATTTCCATCTAACATTAAAACATGAATAGGCCTTCCGTTAGGGTGTTTCATAAATTTCTTTATTTGGTAAGAGCTTTTTTTTGCTTTACTCAACATAAAGCTATTGATTAATCAAATGATAAAACTCACTCTCCTTTGACTCTACAATAGATTTCACTTTTTCGCTCATTAAATCATTTCGTGAATTAGTAAATAAATTTGCCAAAGAATCAAATTCAGACTGATTCATAGAAAAGTCTTTATAATTAACAAATTCTCCAAAAACTACACCCAATGAATAATTATAACCAGTGTCTCCTTTTTTCGTTTCTTGAGCAGATATATATAAAGATATTCCGTCTGATATGTTTAAAACATAATATGGACTTGAATCAGAACCTTCAACCAAAAATGAAGTTTCTTGACTTAATGTGCTGCACATTCTCGTCCACAATGATATTATTTGCTCTTTTCTAAGTGTTGATTTTTCGTGTCTCATTTTAATATAATTAATTTATATGCTAATTTACATATAATATTCTATTTTACAAAATGTAAAAACTTTATTTTATTTAAATTAACTATCTAGATTTTGACTTAGCTTCACTTCTAGCTTTATTTGCCGCTTGTCTATCTGCTTTATTTTTCTTTTCTACTTCTTCCTGTATTCTTTGCATTACCCACCTTCTCTCATATACGGGCATATTAAAAACATCATCTCTTGAGAATCCTCCCTTTCCATAATAGGTAATTAAAAAAATCTCATCCATCATATGTTGTCGGTATTCTGGATTTAGTCCGAAAAAATTAGTGTCTATAGGTATTTTATTTGAAGAAACATGTCCACAAGATGAACAAGTTGTATGTATTGTATTATCAACTCCTGGCTCTACACTATTCATATGAGACCTTAGTTTTGCCGAATCAGATAAAGACATTGCCTTAATTACTTTTCTAATAAAACCTTTGTCTTTTATACCGTTTATACTGGTTATCTGACTTCTATAAGTTACAGCTATTCTGTTTTCCAATTTTAAATCTCCAATTTTTTTAGACTCTTTTTCAACGGTTTTTATTATATTCCTTTCATCAGCTAATGTTTTAGGTCTAAATTTTACAATAATTTTTTCACCTTTAATTTTCATTGTAGGCATTGTAAATTGATATTCCAAATTTTCGTCTGGGTGTTCTTTTATTTCTTTCATCTCTAATTCAGATAAGTTAAAACTTGTTTCTGTTTCTGAATTGCAATTTCCGCATTTAAAATCAAAAGTCACTTTATCTCCATAAGAGGTAGACCTTAGATAAACCATAAAAGCATCTCTATCTCCAACTAACAACTTATCTATATTTCCATCCCAATCTAAAAGACAAGAACTCATTAGCATTTCTAGGGCTCTACCAGAATCTATTAAAGTTGGAGAAGTTAGTAAATTTTCTTCTTTAGCAGTAACGTATTTAACTAAAAAAGTTTCCTTTTTGTCTTTATAAAAAATACCCCTTGATGGAATTGAAATCTCATCAAAGGGTACATTATTTTCTTTTACTATGTGTTTATATGAAATACTCATATTGAATATTCATTAAACATTTGCGTTAGGCCAGAATAACTTAGCTGTTATAGGAATTTCTTGACGATATGGCGTTCCACAATTGTTACATTCAAAATCATGATTTAAATCAATACCAGGCTCCATATCTTTTAGATATTCTCTAAAAAAGAAACTATCTGCTATAGGCATAACTCCTATGAATTTCTTAATATATGTCTTATCCCTATTTCCATTTACATCCATGATTTGCAATAAATATCTTTCAGTAAGAACAGTAGCAACTTTAAGCCTTCCTTTAACTGTCTTTTTTCCCGTTTCATTTATTTTTTGCAACCTAGATTCATCAGCTCCATTTAGTAGTCTAAATCTTATATTTGCCTTTGATTTAGGCAACATAACACTAAAAAGCCCTTCTGAGTCTGGCTTGTCGAACACTTCTCTATTTGATAAAGTAGAAAGTAATATAGAATTTTCATTAACCTCTGAACAGCTAGGACACGTAGTTTTAGTTTCGTACTCATCTCCATAACCCGTAATTCTTAAGTTAATTAGAACGGCATTCCTGTCACCAGTAAGCATTTCATCTGCCGTTATGTCTTTATCGATAAGTGCATTTTGAAGTAGTACATCTAAAACTTTACCGCTTTTTATCAAATCAGTACTTGTTAAAATGTTTTCATCTTCTGCCGTTAAATACTTTACTTCTACTGTTTTTTTTCCACTTGGATAAAAGACGCCCCCAGATGGTAAGTCAATATAATCTGTTGGAACTTCAAATTCAGTATCAATAAACTGAGCTGGTATATCATGCTTTTCCGCAACTGATTGAGCTCTAGATTGAGATGTATTATCTTGTACATTTTGAGCCTGCTGCTCTTGAGAGGGTCTAGTTCTTGATTGAACAGTTGGTTCTAAAGGATTATTTTCTTCCATAATTTGTTTTTATTTATTAATTAGTAATTATAAATAGCGTTGTCTAATTTTTATCAAAAATAAGAATGCATTATCAAAAGTAAATAGTAGTTTGTTATGAATGAAGAAGAAAAAAAGAAAAAAGTAGCCTCTATATTGAGGAGGACTAAAAAAAAGTTGCTGAAACCGAAAAACAAAATAAAAAAAATAAAATACCTTCAAGCTCAATCTTATAGAATGAGCAAAAATACCACTTGGCCTGAGAGGGAATTTGAATCATTACTAAAAGAAATGGGTATAGAATATGAATCTCAAAAAATATTAAAAGGTAAAATATTCGATTACTACATACCTTCTTGTAATATGCTATGTGAAGTTGACGGAGATTACTATCATGGCAATGAAGAGAAATATAGCACACTAAACGAGATGCAAAAAAAAATAAAACAAAACGACAGGTACAAAAACATAATATCCAAAGGTATGGGCTATGGAATATTTAGAGTTTGGGAATCTGAACTAAAGGATAGCAGAGAGCTTGTAAAAGAAAGAATTAGAAATGAAATACTAATCCAAAAACTCTAACTCGGCCTCAGCCTCTTCGTAGTGTTCTTTCAAAAATGTTTTTAACGAGGTCTGTCTAGAATTTGGATTTATATTTTCAACACCTCTATAAAAAGCTTCTCTTTCCCCTATTAAAATTGCCATTTTTCTAGCTCTGGTTATACCTGTGTATATCAAATTTCTATACAGCATAATATTGTGCTCACTAAGAACTGGCATAATTACAACCTCAAACTCAGAACCCTGAGACTTATGTATACTAATACTATAAGCCAACTCTATTTCTATTACATTCTGCCTTTCATACTGAACGAGTTTAGAATTATTAGAATTACCATAATCTATAATAAGACTAGAATCTTTCGAATTTATTTTTTTTATATAACCTATATCTCCATTAAAAACATTTAAATCATAGTTATTTGAAGTTTGTATAACTCTATCACCCTCCCTATAAGTTCTATCTCCTATTTTTATTTCTTTTTTATTTTTTGACTCAGGATTAACCTCTCTTTGTATTCTTTTGTTTATTTCTCTAGTTCCTATAGAACCCTTATTCATGGGAGTCAGTATCTGAATTTCACACTTATTCCCCATATATTTTTTAATAGTGTCCTTATATAGTTTAACAATCATATCAAGAGCATTCATGCCATATTTAAAGGTTGAAAAGTCAGACACCTTACTTAAGCTTTTTTCCATAGAAGAATCTATAAACATACAATCAGTGTCACCCTTCCATATAGAAGGAGACTTGATTGGCGTGTCTATATTTGGTGTTTCGCCTTTATTTATTTGATGTGCGTAAGTTATTATTTTAGACTTTTCCGCTTGCCTAAAAACTTTTTGTAGATTATAAATTTGTATACAATTACTTTGAATTAAATCTGACATTAAGTTGCCAATACCTACAGATGGCAATTGGTCTTTATCTCCAACCAACAATATTTGAGTGCTTGGAGATATGGCTCTAAAAAAAGAGGATGCTAATCTTATGTCTATCATAGAAGACTCATCTAAAATAATAAAGTCACAATCTAACATATCTTTTTCTGACTTTCTAAAATTACCATTACCAGCATCCCACTTTAAAAGTCTATGAATAGTTTTTGACTGAGAACCTATAACTTCAGACATTCTTTGAGCGGCTCTACCTGTTGGTGCGGCCAACAAAACTTCTTTGCCCATAGACACCAGCATGTCATATACGTATTTTACTGTTGTTGTCTTACCAACCCCTGGGCCTCCTGTTAGGACAGATAATCCATTTGATAAAACACCCATTACTGACTCAGACTGTTCTTCGCTTAATTTTATGTCAGACATTTTCAACATTGAATCAAGTCTATCCTTAAGCTCTTCTTTATTGTTGGCATATATTTTTTTAGAAAGTCTAATAACTTTTTCCGCAACATATTTTTCATCATAAAAAACATCTCTTGAATAATACCTTTTTTCTTCATTCTGATTCTCAGAAATTTTCACGCAAACTATACTATCTGCCAACTCTTCTCTTTCCAATATATTAGAAATCTTTTCTACCGAAGATATGTTTATTAATTTAAACAATCTTTTCTTAATTTGTTTTTTTGTCAAATAACAATGTCCATCAGAATGATTGTTGGATAATATGTGATGTATTGCAGAAGAAATTCTTTCTTCACTATCTTTTTTAAAACCTAAACTCATAGCAAGTTTATCTGCCATTGTAAAGCCAAATCCGTTAATGTCAGAAGATAGTTTATAAGGGTTCTTTTTTATTATAGGAATTGAGCTAATCCCATATTCTTTATAAATCTTTACAGAAAAAATAGTGCTAATCATGTGTTCTTGAAGGAAGAGCATTATACTATTCATTTCTTGATTACTTTTCCAACTATCTTTTAATACCTTTAATTTACTTATATGTATTCCTCTAACTTCTGTAAGTCTCTCAATATTATTTCTAAAAACATCCAAAGCTTCATCTCCAAAATACTTTACAATCTTCTTTGCAGTAACAGGCCCTATACCTGGGAAAAATCCAGAACTTAGGTATTTTATAACAGCTTCAGTAGTTGCTGGGGGTATTTCTTGACAAGAATCTGCCTTAAACTGCTTTCCAAACTTAGGGTGCTTAATCCATGAGCCAGAAAATTTCATAGTAACTCCCTCAAACACTTTTGGCTGATTAACGGTTACTGTTATATTGTCTTTTATATTCTTGTCACCAACAACCTCCACACTTAATATTCCATAACCATTTAAGGGATTATGAAATTTTATTCTTTTTATTATGCCAGTTAAATCGTTTGAGTTTGTCATTTTATCTTTATTTAATATTAACGTCTATATCGTCCACCAAAAACATACCTAAGGATTTCATTCCTAAAACTAAATCTTCCATCATTCCTGACAAAAACGTTGTAACGTTATCATCTTGGCTCAAATCATAATCTGAATTTTCTAAAATTTCATTTATCTTTTGGCAGTGAACCATTAATGATTTATATAAAATATTAGGATTAAAATACCAAGAAGATTTACTTTTGTGATAAGACAAAACATTAGAGTTAAAAGTATCTTTTGGAAATGAGACTATTCCTAAATCAGATAATTTAGTGTATGTATTTGTAATGAAAAGACCTCCAGAGTCTATGAGGTTTTTTTTATCAGAAAAATCTATTTCTATTTCTTCAGGCTGTAAATCAAAAGAAAATATAGCACCAACTATTATATTATAATAAACCTTATAATTTTCGGCTCCAAAAAAATCGTTTAACTTGTTTATTATATTTTCAAAAAGTTCTCCTTCCAAACCCTTAACTATTAGGTTGGGCAAGTATATTTTTTTTATTTGCAAATCTGTAGATGAAGAATCACTTTTAATGTTTTCTGATTTTACAATTTCTAAAATTGTAGAATCAGGTTTAGCCTTTAAAAGTCTAGATTTAACAAAATCAATTGGTTCAACCATAGGCTTTAAATCATTAGTAAAAATTTTTTCATCTGAATCATTGTCAAAAACTTTACTCATTGTGTTAAAATACTTTAATTTTGATTTTGAATAACGTGATTCTGAATAATCAAACATATATGAATAACTTTTTTCACAAACACCTGATGATTTTAGAAATTTTGAAAATATGAATACAAAAAAATCGTTTTTACTTAACTTTACATTTTTAGTTTTGTTAAAACCAGAAACGTAATTAAAGACATCTCTATCCTCAAAACATGATGCCACATCAAATCCAAAAGGATATATTATATCTGTTCTTTTTTTGTTTACAATTTTATGCCTAAACCCAGAATCATCTAGCCAAAACTTATTTTTAATAATATCTGGGCTCTTTTTTAAGTCTAAGTTATGTGGAAAATATAATTTTAGATTTCCATCTTTAATCTCATCATAAACATGATTGTGTAAAATTTTTACTTCACTCATAATTGATTGTTTTCATCATTTTCATTGTCTTGCTCTATATTTTCTGCATTTATAGCCTCTTGAAAAATGTCCATAGCCCGAGAGCTTAACAAAACAAAATCAGCAACTCCAGAACTTCTTTTTTGAATAATTTCAGAATATTTTTTTAGAGAATCAGCCAAATCTTTTTTCCATTCATTGGACATATCTTCTTTAATTTTTTTATTGAAAAGCTCTAACAGCAGGAATCTTTTATTTGGATTATTTGAAGCGGGAATAGATTTTTTTGACTTGGAAAATGGTGATTCAAAGCTCTTTTTTGACATGTCCCAAAAAGAGCTTTTGTTTTTATCCTTATTATTTTCTTCTTCACTTTTCAACATGTTTTCAACTTTTTATAAATTATCCTTTATTATCTTGTGGTTTTTAACACCCTCTTTTTTAAAAGATTTTTGCTTTACCCTTTTATAGTCCAACCCCAAATCTTTAAAGTACTCTTCCATAGTTGGAAGGGCTAAACTAAAATAGTCACATATAGTTTCTTCATATTCTTTTACTTCTTCAGAATCCAAACCCTGAGTGTCTACTTCAAATCCAGACACATATTTAACCTGTTCTTTGTCTATTTCTGAAAAAGAATTAAAAGATTCTTTAAGAAATTTAGGGGCAATAATGTTTCTTACAGATTCTTCACCATCTTTTTTAGTATAATCAAAAATTATTTTCCTTATAAAATCAGGCATTGAGAGATATTTTTTAATATTATTGACTATTTATGTATAACAACAAAAATACGAAAAATAATATTGATATGAAAGAGAATAAGCTAATTTTAGGCTTTGGTAGCGTAAAAGAGCTGATGGATTCTGCTCTTGGATTAAAAAACTCATTTGTAAACTTCATACTTGCTGGGTGTACTGCTTTAACATCATTTATAACACAATACATATGGGATGATGCTTCTGCTGTATATTTTATGTTATTTTTAATTTTAATAGATGCAGGTACTGGTGTTTGGAAATCAATCATAAACAGAAGTTTTAGTAGCAGTAAGTTACCTAGAGTTTTTGTCATTTCAATAATATACGTTTTAATGCTTGCTATAAGTTGGAATGCCGCAAAGCATTCGGACTTATTTATATGGTTACCAGGTATGGTTTATGGAGGACTAATAGGAACTCCATTAGTTTCTATATATGAAAACTTTGCAGAGTTAGGATATGTACCTAAAGGTCTTATTTATGATATTAAAGAAAAAATAAAAAATTACTTTAATAAAAAATATAAAAACTAATATACTCTTCTAAATTGACAGCCATCTTGAAATTTTAACCAGTTTCTATCTTTAGAAAACTTAGTCAAATATATACCCCCCTTTTCTACTAAATCTTTTATTCTGTCATAAGCATCCGACCAAACTACCATTTTTACAGAAGTACCGCCATCGCTAAGTTCAAGTGACCAATATTTTTTATTATTTTTAGAAATTTTTTCTAAAACGTCTTTTATTACAAAATAATAATATTTATTTGGGTTGTCAAAAGAAGTTACTGCTTCAATAGTAAAATCGTACTCTTCTTTAAATTGTTGTTTTATTTTAGATATTTTATTAAAAAGTTGTAAATCCAAAATGCAAACATCCATAAAATCCTTATATTTTACATCTTTAGGAGTTGGCTCAAACTTTTCTTTAAGGCTTTCTTCTATAATGTCGAATCTGTTTTGTCCAAACAAATCCATTTGCATAGTATTACTTTTTATTTTGAACTTACGAAATTCCATCAACTCGTCTCTAGAGTCTGACCAATCGTCAAAAACTCCAGCCTTTAAACATGCTTCAAAATTTGCCTTATTAAATTTAGAAAACTTATGCATAAAAAATTTATCCTTACCCACATTGGCAATATCTACCTTTTGCAACTCCTCATAAGCAATCTCTCCCATTCCATTTATGCTAGAGAATCCCATTAAAATAGTTTCTTCGTCTAACATGCCCCACTCCCAACTTGATTTCCTGTTAGGAGGCAAAATCTTAATCCCTTTAGTGAATGCACCCATTATAGCAGAAGACAACCATGACTCATCATCTTTAGCATGATTGAGTAATGCGGTATAAAATTCGGTAGGATAGTACCTTTTCATGAATAATGTTTGCATAGCCACATAACTATAACTTACTGAATGTGAGCGATTAAAAGAGTATCCCAAATACTTTACCAACCACTCCTCTATGTCTTTGACTTCATTTTCTTGAAGACCTTTTTCCTTACATCCTGACTTGAACTTTTCCCAAAGTACTAAATATTCTTTATAATTCTTGTTATTATATTCTTTTTCTTCTAACACATCTCCAGATAAGTTTTTCTTTATGATTTTAGAAGCTTTATCCATTACCTTTCTTAAATTATCACCTTCTCCCAAAGTCATTCCAGCCAACTCATGTGCTATAAACATTAATTGCTCTTGGAATATAAGTACACCGTTAGTGTTTCTAAGTAAGGGTTCTAAAGAAGGGTGTACCAAACTTATCTCTTCTGGGTTTTTCTTATTTCTAATATATTCTTCATGAGCACCCACACCCATAGGCCCAGGTCTATATAAAGCATTTGCGGCAACCATTTCTTCAAAACTTTCTATGTGCATTCTCTTTATCAGCTTAGACATACCGTCAGATTCAAATTGAAATACACCCTGATTGTTTCCACTTCTAATTTCTTCGAATAAATCTGAATTATCTAAATCAACATATTTTACCTGCTCAGAAACATCTATACCCCTATTTTCTTTAACTAATTTTATAGCCTCTTTAAGTATGTTTAGTGTAGTTAAATTTAATCTGTCCAACTTTAATATTCCCAAGTCAGACAAATCTTTACCACTGCCAGACTCTTGAAAACCAGAAACAGTTACTCCTTTTACCATGTTTACAGGCATATACTCCCAAACAGGACCAGGCGTTATAACTATACCAGCCGCATGTTTACCTAGGTTTCTAACTTGACCTTGTAGCGTTAGGGTTGTGTCTATTGTTTTTTTGTTATTGGGGTTTTCTATCCATTTTTTAACCAAATCAGATGCTTCTGGTGTATTTGGGTGCTGTTCTAGCCAATCTTTTAAATCACCATCATATTTCATAAACATTTTAGGCATCTCTTTTGTGACCGCAAATATTTCAGAATCAAAACCAGCATCTCCTCCAAATGCTTTAACAACATCTTTTATACACCCTTTCTCATTAAATGTGGAAAATGTTATAACTGGGAAAACGCATTCCTTTCCGTATTTGTTATACAAAAATTCATCCGTCTTTACATCTGAACCAGTCTCGAAGTCTATGTCAATATCGGGAGGTGAGTTTCTGGCGGGGTTCAAGAATCTCTCAAAATACAAATCAAATCTTAATGGGTCAATTTTAGTTATATCTAAACACCAAGATAAAAGACTTCCTGCAGCACTACCTCTGCCTGGTCCAACTTCTATATCGTTGTCAGCGCAAAATCTTATTAATTCCCAAACAACAAGAAAATAATCTAACATTTTCTTTTCTTTTATGACGCCCAATTCATAGTCTAACCTCTCTCTGTACTGAACCACTTTGTCATCATCTATTTCAATTGGCCCACGTTTCCTATATATGTTAAGCTTTTGGTTGAGCTTAGCATGTGACAGCCTTCTTATAATCTCTTCTCCATCATTGGTCTTAAAAAAATCATAAACATCTTTTGTAGGCTTATAATTAGGATATTTCTCTACGTCTGTTTCAAATTCAAAATTACATATAGAAGCAATTTTTTCACTTGTAATCATACACATTTTCAAAAAATCTTCACTATAATTAAACTCATAATCTTTATTCATTTCTAATAGCTGCCCTTCGTCAACATAGTACATATCTCTACTATCTTTAGTTCTAGCTTTTTTTATAGACCTTTTTTGGTTTATTGAAATCAAAACATCTTGAAGTACTTTGTCTTTTTTTTCTGGGTAATATATATCATTAGAAACTATTATAGCCATGCTATACTTGTCAGACATGTTTATTATAAAATCATTATAATTCCTTTGTATTTCATTATCTTCTAAAGATATTTCAGCTATATAAGATTTTTTACCAAATACATTTAACATGTTGACCAAATAATCTTCCGCCTCTTTGTATTTGCCCATTTGTAAATACTTGGATATAGTTCCATTTTTAGATGATGTTGTCAATATTAGACCCTCTTTATTTTCTAGAATCCATGAAGTTTTTATTCTAGGAACTCTATAAAAACCTTCTGCAAATGATAAGTAATTTATTTTGTTAATATTAACAAAACCTTCTTTGTTTGTGACAATTATTTTTTGAAGAACATTTTTGTCTTGTTGCTTAGGCTCATATTCACCACCTATACTATCATTTAAATGAAATTCACAACCTATTATTGGTTTTATATCTTTTGATTTACATTTTTGATAAAAAGAAAAAGCACCAGATAAACTGCCCTTATCTGTTAATACTAAGGATTTATGATTATATTTTTTTGCCAAATTAATATAGTCAGAAGTAGAGCCAGCACCTTCTAAAACAGAGTGATAGGTGTGAACTCCAAAATTAACCATAGAAAAATCTTTATCAAATTCTCCATTTTTTGTTTTCCACTTATTAATCATGTTTTTTTCAGAATTTTCCGAAAAAATATAATTTCTAAAATCTTCACCAAAACCTAGTGCACCAATTCTTCTAAGCTCAAAAAAACATCTAGCTAGAGCCTCTACATCAACTAAAGCATCATGCGCATCTTCGAATGTCTTTTTAAAAAGTTTTTTATGTAACTCGGTAAGAGTTGGAGGCTTTAAACCCATCTTACCTTGTATTCTGCAAAAATCTATAGTAGAGTTCATAGTACAAACATTGACTATGTCTCTCATTGAGTTTTTCATTTTTAACCTGAAAAACTCAGAGGCTGTGACTTTATTGTCAAAGCTGATGTTGTGAGCAACTATAAAACTAGAATTTTCTACATCTTTAGAAAAAGCTTGCAAAACCTCTCTTATAGGTTGACCTTCTCTGTTGGCTCTATCGTTAGTTATTCGATGAATTCTAATACTTTCATCAGGTATAACAAAGCCATCTGGCTTTACTATTCTATTGTTAGAGCCTATAACTTTTCCATTTATGTCATAAACCTTCCATGCTAACTGTACTATCCTAGGCCAATTATCAGTGTCGCTAATAGGTGCACTAAAGTCTTCAGGCAACCCAGTTGTTTCTGTGTCAAATACTATAAACATATAGCACAAATATAATAATTATAATTTTTCAGTACAATTTTTTTATCATATTTATTATTATGAACTTAATATCTAAAAAAGAGTTTAAAAAATTAAGCACAGAAGAGCAAAAAAAATTTTTAGACTATCTAATATATCTAAAAGGTGGTGTTGACGAATGTTTCTTTAGAGAAATGAGCAATTCACAAAAACAAGAATACATAGAAAATAGGATAAAAAGTGCTGACTGGTTGGACGACTATGAGTTTTCCACTATGTCTAATGACCAAAAACAAAGATACATATATAGAAAAAGGTTTTTAACTAATTCTGAATTTTTGAAACTTAACGATAGTCTTCAAGAATATTACTTACAAATGGCTTCATATATAAAATTACAACTAAATGATAATGAGTTTAGCATATTGAGCCCAAAAATGAAAAGTATATATTGTAATTTTACATTTGAATTTCCTTTAGTTTTAGATGTGGAGAAGGTTAAATATTTGAACAAAAAAAATCAAAAAAAATACATTCAGAAACAAGTGGAGAGAGGAGTTTCTTTTTCAAAAAAACAATATAATAAACTCCCTTTAGATGCTAAAAAAGAATATGATAAAATAAAAAACTCTAACTTGAATGAAGCTAGAGTTTTTGTTAGAAAAATAATAAAAGATTTATTGTATCAAGAATAATCACTTTGATTATCTTGCCTTTGCTTCAATATACTAGACCTAAGTTCTACGCAAAGCTTTCTTATTTCATTTAAATCATTTCTCGCATCTATTGAAGCATCAACAGTACCTTTAAACATGAACTTATAAAGCCTGGGTTCTGTTTTTTCAATTAAAAACTTTATTTTTTGAAAAATTTCATCAATATTATAATCATCATCTTCAACGCTTTTGTTAATTGAAGAATTTGAACCAGACTTTAAACCCAGTCTTTTATCTCTTATTTGTTTTTTTAAATCATCGTAACCCATAAAATATTTTTTAATAATTAATCATTAGAACCAACACTATTTCCTTCATTAAGCAAGTCGTTTCCATCATCATCTAAACCTGTTTGTTCATTTATCTTATTTAACTTAGCAGTTATTGAATCTATTAATGTTTTTGTTTTTGTATTCAAACTTTTATTTTTTTTATTTAAAATATCTGATTTATCAACATCACTAACACCATCATCTATAGCATCAACTCTTATGACGTTATTTTTTTGCTCTAAAAACAAAAAGTTCTCCTCTAACGGTTCATCAACAGCAGGCTCATCCGCCTCGGGTTCAGAGGCAGGCATGTCGTCACCAGCATCAGTGGGTGATGACGCCGATGCTCCTCCATCATCTGATGATTCTTTAAATTTGTCATCTATATCAGAAAAAATACCAGTTTGCATATATTCCTCTGGTGCCGTTTCTATTTCAGAGAACATTTTCTTCTCTACTTTTTTCTGCCTTAATATTTGTTTTATTTCTGCCTTAGAGAATCCCATAACAAACTCCATTGCCCAAGTATAAGAAACTGGTGATGTGGGCTCTGCTGTATACATTTCTTTAAAAACTTCAAGCCTTGCTTTCATTGTCTCCAACTTTAAAAGCTCTTGCTGAGTTGATGGATTTGTTAACTTTAAATCAAAATTATCCATGTCATCTTCAAAGCCTAACAAAAACAAATGAACATTTGCAATTCTTCTAAGCTCAATTATAACATTTTCTTGTATTCTATTTATAGTTCTACTAAACCTTAAATCAGCTTGAGATAAGGCTGAACCACCAGGCATTGATTCTGCATAATTAAGGTAAGGCTTAGGAACTTTCAATGCTGCAAAAAGTTTATTTTGCAAATATTCAACATCTTGTATTTCTCCCAAATTTGAAGCACCAGGTAAAGTTTCTATCCTAGAAGATTTGTCTCCTCTAATTGGTAAAAAATAATCCTCCTCCATAGTTAAGGGATTATACTTTAAATTCATTTGTCCTGTCTTCTGGTCTACAATAGGAGATTTTTTTAACTCTCTTTTAATTCTCTCAACATATTGTTGCACGTCAGCAGACTCTAAATTACCAACCTCAATATAATGAACCCTTCTTTCTGGAGCTCTAATAATTCTATAGACTAACATAGCATCTTCTGCCAACTGAAGTTGTTTCCACAATTTTCTAGCTGGGTCTAACACACTCCTTCCGTATGGTAATTTGGTACCGTCAGAAACTAATCTAAAATGAGCTATTTGAAACTCTTCGAAATACATATTATTAATATCCCACTTAAATCTAGAAGAGTTTACATTACCATCAAAAGCTTCTTCTCTATGAATTTCTGCCACTGGTAACATTCTAACATCATAAATACCTTCTTGTTGGTCTATTTCTAGCTTAGCAAAAGCATCTCCAAACTTAATCATCTCTCTAATCCAAAATGTTAAGTTATACTCTATATTTAATCTACCATGAAATAAATCTTTTAGTACTGTTTTTATTCTATCATTTTCTGAATATATTGACAATATATCACCTCTCTCATCTCTAGTTACAGTTTCGTCAGTTATGATATCTAATGCGGCAGAAACCTCTGGAGACATGTCCATTGCTCTATAGTCATTATATGCACCAAGCCTATCTGTGTCGTAATATACACTTCTAGAGTATATATCTTGAGCAATTTTTTGAGACTGAACGTCTAAAAAGTCTTGTTGCCTTTGTTGTACTGGTGTTGATTTTGGGCTAGAAATATTTCCAGAAATAACTTGCTTCTCTTGAGGCAATGGTCTGGAGGTCCTTCCCCTCTTTAATCTATCCAGTAGATTTATAAATACACTTTCTTCTGCCATGTTTTTTTTTATTAATAAATATTAAGTTTTTCTTTTTTAAGCTCTGTAGAGGACTTTTTATCACATCTTATATTAATTATCTCCAACGCTCTAGGGCCTTTAAAGGATTTTTTTTCTATTATTAAATGTTTTTGATAGACCTCTGACCCATTTCCGCGTATGTCAAAGTGAAATTTTTTAAAAACACCATCGCTAATACCACCACATGAAGATACGCATATTAATTTCCCTCCTTCACTTAAAGAGGCATAAGAGTTGAGCAATATGTTGTCTAAATTTTTGTTGTGAGCCGCTTCGTCTATAATTATAACATCATATCTAGCACCTATCAACTTATCATAATCATGCATAACTTTAAAATAAGAGCCTTCTAAGTATAAATCTTTTTTATTTACCCTTAAATTATTTTCATAATAACCCCTTAATAAAAATCCTAATTTTTTTAAAAAATCTTCTCCAGTAGAATAGTTTGGCTCAAAAAGTGCAATGCTTTTTCTTTTATTTGAATATTTCATCAAATTAGCCACATAATACAAAAGGGCAGTGGTTACGCCTGCTTGTCTTGGCTTTATTACGGAAACCAAATTGCTGTCTATAATCGTACTTAAAATTGCTTTTTGATTTATATTTAAAGCACTTTTTAGTTTAGATTTATCACTTAAACAATCCTTTATTATGTTTAATATACTTGTCATTTTATGACAATAAAAGACTTTTTTTAAAAAAGTAAATAGACTATGCTTTTATTGGCCCATAAAGCCAAGAGGTATCATTAAAATCATCATCATCATCCCAATTTTCTTTTGTTGAACCATCTAAACTTAAAGAGCTAACATCTTTTTGGCTAAAGCTTATCATATCTAACATTTCTTTAGTCTTCTTCTTGTTCCAAAATACAGACTCGAACTCTGTGTCCCTAATTAACAAAGCAATAGCAAGAGCAAATATTAAGTCATCATTAAATCCATTTTCATGCTCAGCCTTATCTCCTTTGTATATAAATGTTTCAAATTCAATAAGTAATCTTGGAGAATTTATTTTAATTTCCATCTCTCTCATGTGCTTAACTAGAGAGCTCATAAGTAGTGGTCTAGTTTTTACAGTAGTCTGAAACCCTGGTACGTCTGTGTCTTTATCAACAACATAATTATGAGTTCTATTGTATAGTTTAACTGCAGATTTAGATATATACATTCTATCTTTTGGATATTTTAAAGTATTTTTTAGCATCAAAGTTGTTGCCAAACCAAAACTGTTGCACTCTACAGCCATAAATGCGTTATTATACTCGCTTCCAATTTTGTAAAGTAGTTCCGCAAATACATCAGGAACTATTTTTCCTTGATACTCTGCAACTTGTTCCAAACTATCAGCGTCTATAACTTGAACGGTAGAGTAATCGGCACCATCCCCCCTTCCAACATCAGCTCCTATTATATAATTGCCATCTTCTTTTGGCTTTTTCCATACATGAAAAGATGTTACATAATCACAAAATCCATTATCATTCTTCTTAAAATCATAGTAGCATATAGGCTTTTTATTCCCTATGTCTTTTACATATTTTTGTATTATTGAATTATCTATAACAACAGCGGTTGAACCTTCAAATGACAAATCTAGCTCTTGTGCTATTTTAATTGTATTATGATGCATCCTTTGGCATTCGCCTTCGTACCAAGGACTCCATGGATATTCTTTTCCATCAGAATCTACACGAGTCTCTAAGCCCTTAGACAATATAGGATGTATAGACCAGTGAAGTTTAATTGGATTAAAATTTCCTTTACCCTTATTTGCCTGAGTCCAAGTTTGATGATATAAGTTACCAGTACCTTTTGGTGTAGAAATCATAATACACTTACCTTGTGTTGCGGCCAAAGCCAATCCAGCACCCATCCATATATCTTGAGCGTGTTCAATAAATGCAGTTTCATCCAATATTAAACAAGTTAAAGACTCACCTCTACCAGCTTGTTTGCTACTAGCCACAGCCTTAACCCATGAACCATTTGAAAATGCTATTTGTTTAGTGTTGTTGATTAACCTTTCTTCTGGCAACATCCAATCAGGTAGTCTATCTAAGAATTGTCTGACTGTATTTAAAAATCTAACCGCGCCATTTCCGTTATCGGCAACTACCAATATTCTTTCATCAGGACAAAAAACCAATCTCCAAGCAACATATAGCGCGGATATAACAGAAAGTCCCATCTGTCTAGACTTTAACACTATTGAATTTTGGTTATCATTAAATTGATTTAAACACCTTTCTTGATATGGAAAACATGTCATTTTTCCAATTTGCTGTTTTTCCATGTCAAAAACATAACCATATGAGTTCGCAAAATGTACGGGACTTTTTACGCAATTAACGTATTCTTCAATGTAATTCATAATAACACTTATTATTATAAATACTAAGTAATTATTAAAATACTACACAGGCCCTGAAACGTCTTTTTAATCAAAAATTCCAGAGGGGGTGTTAGATATATTTTTAATTGTCCTAGGCTCTAGTGTTACGGATAATTGTTTTTTAATATTTTTACTTCTGTAATAGAATATGGGACTTTTTGGTATGCAAGATATTAAATTTATTTTTACTCTTTTTTTAAAACTTTTATTGATAGCATAAATATGTATATCTTTAGCTTTTTTGTTAAAAATGTTTTGTTCGTAATACTTATTTTTTTTGTTATAAAAACCATATATCCAATCATTTATTTCTGAACCATCTGTAGAGCCATTGTTGCTAATAATATGAAACTTATAACTATAATCTTTATATGCCTCTGGTACAAATGATGAATTTATTAATCGATTATAATCTAATGAAAAGGCTAAAACTTGACTATTTGTATTAGAATATGGGTCAAAATCAATAATAACATAATTTTCCCATAGATTATCCATTGTTGAATCAAGTCTTTCAACCAATAAGTCGCTTATTGTATACAAGTCTTTATATAAGGGGAGAAAAGATAGACTTAAATCTGCCATTTACTAAAAATAAATAATATTATTAAAAAGTAAAGAAAACTACAGTCCTACATATATTGTTGGAGAAGGATTAATTTCAGAATCAGTTTTAACATTATATATTTCAGAAACGTAAACAACACTAGTTGTGGTATTTTCTATGTTCAGTTGATAAGTTCCTAAAGTAGATGCTGACCATGAAATTGAATATATACCTTCTGATGGATTTGATAAAATAGAACTAACAGTAACACCAGTGTTTACAACTCCATTAGTATAAACTGTTGAACTAAAAGTTGCTGGCGTAACTGGGTTGTTGGTTGTAGGATTAAACGACCTTACCAATTCGTATACTGTTTGACCTGTAGTTATGTTCATGTATATAAATATTATATTTTTTTATTGAACCGACTCTACTTGAACAGTTATATCATCCACAGCAAAAGGAGGTTGGTCTCCTACGCTTCCGTCATTTTTCCATGTTAAAATCAATCTAGCATCAGTTCCTGCATTCCAAAGACTGCTAGGCACTGGTATTGACTCTAAAGTCCAGTTACCTGAAGAGGCTCCACCATTATATCCTTCATTGAATTTATTATCGTTAGGGTCAGCACCAATCCAAAAAGTGTTAGTTATTTCTGAATTTGAAGTAGGAGTAAAAGTAGTTGGAGAAATACCTACTCTGCCGTAATCCCACCTAGTTGGCTGGCTTCCATTTTCTCCCAAACAAGTCCAATAAAAATTAACAGTTAAATTTCTAGCATTAGAAGGTATGGAAAAATCAACATACAAATGGGCTCCCCCTTGAGCATCTCCTGTTTCGTATTGGTAAACATCTGTTACACCTAAATCATCTGTAATATGTGCAGAATATATATTACTTCTAGAGGTTCCTGTGCTAATTGCCCATAAATTAGTTTCTGCACCATCTTGAACTGTAACCCAACCATTTGAAACGCCTCTATCTGCCCAGTCTTCTGAGAAGATTGTGGTTGTTTCAATTTTTGCGGGGTCTGCCTGATTTCCTAATGTCCACTTATCAAAATCTACATAAAAGTTAACTAAATTAAAATCAACATTATTTCCACTATCTTTTTCTAATCTCATAAATATCATATCATCATTATAGTAGTCTGATATATCATAAGTTCCTAAGTTAATATTATGCACCTTATTAGAGCCTACATCAGTAGAAATGGTATTCGCTTGAGCTGGGTAGGTGTTGTATTCTGTGGTTGCGGTAGCTGTTCTAGGAACTGGTATTTTGCTACCTTCTGAATCTGCTATTAAAACATTTGTTACTTCTACTGGTAAAAATGAAAAAATCATATTTGCTGGTGTTGTGTCTGCATTTGCCCCATCTAATATGTAATCTGCAAAAACATTAACCTTTTGTGCTGTACTGACACCTTTAGGTATTTTCATAGTAAAAGTAGCATCTTCACCATCTGTACTATATTTTGAAGTCTTTAAATTATGAGTCCAAGTGTCTGTTGGAGTTGAACCTGAGCCAACTCTGATGGATAAGTCAGTTAAAGTACCTGTTCCAACACCCCATTGACCTCCCACTAAATCAACAGACTCTTTATATAAAGATTTTCCGTTAAATTGCAAAACTCCTTCCCTAGTTATATGTGTGGCATCTTCAAATATTTGAATTTGCTCTAAGACTGGAGTTGTAGATGCGCTACTTGTCATTCTACACCTAACCCAGTATCCAGTAATTCCATTTATTGTTTTTCTAGACCATGTGTCTTCTATATCTTTATCCAGGCCTAAGAAAATATGTTCTTCACTTTGATTTCTTAGAAATAAAGTTTTTCCATAATTGTATCCAAAATCTTCAGAGTGAACTTGATATAAATCTTCAACCCAATTTGAACCATTCCAAAACTCAAAAACATATGACCCTCCTTCAGTTTTAGATAAAACATCAACGTCAATACCAAAAAACTTTAAAGGAGTTGATAAATCTTCACTTATTCTAGTGGTGGTTATTAACATAGATGTACCCGTTCCTCCTGTTTGAAATGTAAATGTACTTCTTTTAAAAGATTTTGCTTCAGTACTTACATCTATGAAATTACCCCCATCACTAGTACTGTTTGTTGTATTATCAGTAGTTAAGACCACCATACCAGTACCGTAAGGAGCTCCTTTACCAAGAAAAGTTTGCGTTCCTCTTTCTGATATACCAACAGACATTCGAGAAACGCCATATAAATTTTTGCTAGATATAAATCTATCAGTATCTTCTTGAGAAAAATCTAAACCAAAGTCAGCACTATAAGCAACTGCAGGCGGATAAATATAGTCGGGCTGATGATTTGATGTGATTCTAAAAAGAGCATCAATACCAGTACCAGACAAATCAACATTTACAGTATAATCTACATTCTCTATTCTTCCTCCTAAATAACTAATTGTATGATAATCTCCATTTGTACTAATTGCGTTTGTGGCATTAAAAACGTTTACAGTAAAAACTAAACAAGTTGGAGTAACTCCAGAGCTACCTCCATCTAACCTACAAACATTTGTAACATTTGGATTGCCACTATTAAAGCCGACCATTTGTGCTCTACCAGCACCACCAGAACCATCTGTTGTAACATAAAGAACGTTATTTATAGTTCCAGCTGCATTGGGTACATGTGTAGACTCTATTGCCAAAACTCCTGAATCAACTTTCATGAGAGAGTCCATACCTGCGCCTTCACACCTTATTTCTGCACCAATAATTTTACCACCACCAGTTTTATACAAACCAATACCCGTACTACCAGTGCTACCATTTCCATAAAAAGTTATATTATATGCTCCATTAGTCCCTCCAGAATTAGGAGCATATATTCCATTAAAGGAAGTTTCTGGTACATTTATACTAAAACCATTAATATATGAATCTTGATTTAATATTACTACATCATCGGTTGCTGAAGATGGTGTTTTTCCTAATCTAGTAACTTGCCACCCACCTTCACTAATAAGAGATACATTTGTAGGTATATTTAAATTTTCTTCTAAATAATTACCTGGCCTTACCATGACAGTATCTCCACTGATAGATGCACTTAAGGCTGCTCCAACCGTTAAATAAGGTAAATTAGGTCTATTTATTTCTGCAATAGAATTATTTCCGTTAACGCTATCAACCCAAATAACTTTTCCTGTATTTTCTGGTAAAAATGCCATTATGTTTTATTTTATTATAAATATTAATTTTTTTATTTTATTATACTGTAGGTGCAGAATTTTTATATGGATGTGAAATGGGTAGATTTCCTTCCAACCCCCACTTCCACGCTAAGTAACCTTCCGCTTTTTCTAAATCTGTTAAATCTGTTCCTACAGTACCTGTAATATCAGCAACTGCGAAAAATTCTGCCAACCTGCCATCTAACTCTTGTGACGCTCTATTTCTCATTAATCTTAGTTCTTGATTTGGACTAATAGAATTATCATAATCATTAACAGGAGTATATGCGTTGTTGCCATTAACTCTATTGCCTATCTGATTTCCTGTTTTATTAAACCAACAAGAAACAATTACCCAACTATCCATTGAAACACTTTGAAGATTCCAATCTTGTTTATTGCCAATTGTAGAACTAATTCTATTAGACGATAGTGCGTCTAGGTCAAGTTCACCTGGCCATGTGTTATTGTTTGCGCCTGCAGAAATTGCGTAATCTCTCTTAGGTGACTGATTTGTTTCATAAGACCAAAAAGAATCTTTTGTTCCATCAACAACATCTGCCAAAAATACACCAACTGCCCAATGATTACCTGAACTAGTTTGATTTGAATATGTAGTACTTTGTAGATATTCACCATTTCCATCAAAATCAAATACATTTAAACTATTAAGCCCTCCACTAACAACCGTTGGGGTATTGCCAATATTCATTGTATAAGTTCCAGCCTTATCTGTTACAGATGTTAACGTAGAACCAACAGTACTATAACTACTCAAATCACCAGCATCTATCCATGCAACTACATTAATGTCATCTGGTGACCAAGGAATTCCTTGTGGTGTTACAGAAACAATGTTAGATTCTCCACCAGCACCATCTATTGTAATAGGTCTAATTTGTATATAATAAGTTGTACCATTTGTTAATCCTGTAACAATTAAAGGATTATCAGTTGAACTTAAAGAAACCCATGTTGAACCACTATTTAAGCTATATTCATAATCTATTATTGGATTAGTTCCAGTTGTACCTGTAGTATAATAAATTAAAGCTTGTTCACTAGCGCCTGAAATACTATCTATTGTTGGTGAACCAGGCAGAACTATAATAGGATTAACATTTTGAACAAATAGCTTTAGAGAACCATTTTCGGTAATAACTTTTCCGTTATGTGAAATAAATTTTTGAGCCATATTCTAAAATTACATTTGCCACCATTGTCCTGAGCCTGTGCTAACTAAAATTATAGAACCTCCATCTACAAATATTTGAGTTGAAGAAACTATAGATGTTGTAATAATAGTGTCGGAGCCAACTGCTTGTATTGTTATTGGGTTTGTTCTTGCATTTACTCCAATATCTTTTATTTCAAATCTAACCTTTCCTGCTGTTGTGGAGTCTGGGAGGAATAAAGTTGGAGAAAGAGATGTAGTGTCAAGTCCAATTATTTCATCGCTAGTAATTGCTGAATAAGAAGAGCCTGTTATAGAAGTAACAGAAACTAAATTATTTCTTTCTAAATTAACTGTTGTGCTATCGCTACTTATAGATAAAGATGTTCCTGTTGAAGTTAATGATTTAAACTGTAAATCAACACCATTTTTTTGAGCAAAAAAACCTTCTCCTAACCCTAAATTAGATGCAGTGTTTGACTCTCCAGCTGAACCAGAATTGACAAATATATTAGATAAATCAGTTGAACCAGAATATATAGTTCCACCGCTTAGTGTATTTCCAGAAACAGAATTTAAAGAAATATCATCATCAAGATTTACAATAGGACTATTTGCAGTTCCTCCTGTATTTATATTTGTGCCAGGTTGAACTCTTGTAATATCATTTCCGTCATTTGTAGTTAAGAAAATATCATACAAATCAGTTGAACCAGAATATATTGTAGAAGCAGATATAGAAGTTCCGCTTATAGAAGGAGATTCTATACTAAATCCTGCATATAAAGAATATGATGTTATAGCATTTGTTGCATCTAAATTTGTTGTATATATCTCTCTCCACCTAAATGATGGTTGACCTAAATCGTATGTATTGTCTATTCCTGGTGCTATTGCTGCAGATATAGGCGTATCTCCATAAACAGTTGTTAAACCGCTAAGACTTGTGTTATCTCTAACTATCAAATCGCCATTAACTGTTAATCCACTCATTTGATTAATAGTCGAACTAAGTGAACCACCATTATCATCAGTTATAGTTAAAGTGTTGTTATTATTATATGTGAATCCTGTCGTAGTAACACCCACATCTGTTTTAATAACCTCTAAAGGTCTATCTAAACCATTACCAAGCCATAAATAATCAGTTGTTAAATTAGGCAAACCTGCGGTACGTGCGGTGTTAAATATAAATAGCTGCCCACTTGTAGAACCAACCTTTAATATTTTAGCAACCCTTTGTATTTGTGTATTAGAACCTGAAGGTCTATTTTTAGTTAGACCACCATCAACTTTTGCCACATACAATTCATCATTGACTGCCCAAGTTTCACCATTAGGGTTAATTGTGGATACTGTACTTGTAGTATCTATACCAGATATTTTACCGAAGGAAACAATTGGGTAAACACCAGCGTCATCAAAATCTTCTGCGGTGAAACCAATAACAGGCATTGTAGAACCAGTTGATGCATTTGCTAATTCAACTTCGTGTAAATCATTGTCGAACCCAACAATATAAACTGGAAGTCCTTTATCAATAGTTCCCGCAGAACCTTTTTTACCCCATATTGTAACATCACCTAGATTACCATATTCTTCACCAGAAACCCACTGATTGGATACTGTATCAAAATATAGTAACTCACCTTGATATGTAGCATCTGGTGTTGTGGGTATATTTATTGTTACATCGTCTAAACTATTTAAAGTTAATCCTGTATATGTTGTTGCAGATAATATACCGTCAACTGTTAAACCACTTACCTGGTTAATTGTTGCTGAGAATGAATCACCATCGTTATCAAAAATGGTGAATGTGTTATTATCGTTATATGTGAATCCTGTAACAAAAGTATCCAAACTTTCTATGATGGTTGTCAAATCAGTTGAACCAGAATACAATGTTCCACCGCTTAGTGTATTTCCAGAAACGGAATTTAAAAAGATGTCATCATCAAGATTGACAGTAGGATTGTTTGCAGTTCCACCAGTTGAAATATTTGTTCCGCCTTGAACTCTTGTAATGTCGTTTCCGTCATTTTCTGTTAAGAAAATATCGTATAAATCAGTTGAACCAGAATATATAGTTCCACCACTTAATGTTGTTGCAGAGACAGAGCTTAAAGAAATATCATCATCAAGATTTACAGTAGGATTGTTTGCAGTTCCACCAGTTGATATGTTTGTTCCACCTTGAACTCTTGTAATGTCGTTTCCGTCATTTTCTGTTAAGAAAATATCGTATAAATCAGTTGAACCAGAATATATAGTCCCACCGCTTAGTGTATTTCCAGAAACGGAATTTAAAAAGAT